CGGACATCTTGGCGGTTTAAACTTTGCTAATTTGGGAACATGCGGACATTCATTTAAAATTAAATAAGCGTGGGAACATTACTATTTGCTCGTTCCACGCATAGAGGCTCTCGCATTGCCCATCAGTCAAGAACGAGCAACGTAAGAAACCCACGCTGAATATGATTTATAGTCTACCCTTTATCACATCCTTTTTAAAGAATGCAAATCAAAGGTAAGATCAATAATAGTCATACCCATAATGGGCATCTACCGTTGCTTTGCTTTTTGACTGATTCGAAACTTGCGAGATTTCTATGCGTCAAAGAACAAAGCGCTAAGTAAACGCCTTTTTTATATGTTCAGATTCCCTTTCATCATTACAGTGTGCTTAAAAACACCATATAAAGAAAAAAGCAAATTTAATTTATCGCAATAATAAATAAATTGTAAGAATCTACCTACAAAGGTAGATAAAATAATGAGAATAAAAAAATCTTATAATAGATTTATAATCAATGTATATCTTTAATATTTCAAATTAGTATAATCATAAACCATATTAACATTTTTTACAAACTAACATTTATTTAAGATACACCTTCTTTATTTAACTTAAAAGTCCCCCAAAAAGTTATTTGGGGGACTTTTAAATGAAAACAACCACATTATTTGTAATAAAGTTTCAAATCATCTGCCGAAATCTGCTTGCCGTCTTCAAAAGTCAGCGTCTTACGGTCTATCTCCTTGCCGTTCTTACGGACAACAACCACCCACTGCATCGGCTCGTTCACAACCGCATCGTCACCATCGACGACACCACCGGAAACGGCAAACTCAATCGCACTGCCTTCAGTGGAAAGCGTAACGGATGGTACAGCCAATGCGTCATCATCAAGAATCGCCGTACCCTTGAACTTATCACCTGTATTCTCATTCACAACCGTTGTGCCGTTAGCAGCCACCACCACAGACTTTATATAGCTCCGGTAATCGCCTGACTGCTGAACGGTAACCTGATACATAGCCCCCTCACCGCCACCGGGTTCATCATCTTTGCTACAACCCACAAGACCACCAATCACGCACAGGCAAACAGCCAACCGATAAAATAACTTCTTCATAAGCATAAATATTTAAGTTTATAAATAAACCACGCAACCCAAACCGATGTGGTTATTGTTGCGAAGGATTGAATTAAACAACATCTCAAACCGGTATTCAGCAAAAAGAGCAACCTTATGGCTCAGCAAGACTTCAGGTCTTATGCCCACTTCATAGCCATAGACAAATGCCCGGCTACGCTCCAGATAAACCAGTTCGCTTTTCGTCTTAGCCCGCTGATAGCCGATTGTACCGGAAGCCACACCCAGTAAGGAGAACTTGCGCCCCTTCAGGAGCCAGTATGCGAACTCCGGGCCGACTGTTACGGTGTTCGCCTGAACCTGTTCACGGTTCAGGTTACGATAATTGAGGTTAGCCCCCACCCTGAAAGTCTTAAAGACTTTGCCATAGCCCAGCGTACCCTGTACCTGGCTTTCGTCCACCACATAATCAACTTTCATGTTCAGATAGTTGCTGCCGATATACTGCGCCCTGCAAACAGCAGTCAGACACAACAGGCAGCTTATAAAAAACAGCTTTTTCATAGAATTATGGATTTACTTGTATGGTAATCTGTTTTCTCACCGGCAAACCGTACCGGCTTGAAACGGTAAACTCAATCAATGTCTCGCCTGTACTCTCAGGCATGAACACCACCAGATTATTGTGTTCAAGCGCAACACCCTCGTCACGTGTAGCGTCATATCCGGAAATATAAACCTGCCCCTTACCCTTTACAAACCGTGCAGAAGCCTTTACGCCATACTGGTCTGTAGCAAGTAAAAGGTTAAACTCCACATTATCGGACAGGCTGACCATATCAGGCACATTCTGGAACTCCACATTCATATCAGGAGTAGAAACATCAAGCCTCACGCTGTCAGCCCTTGTCACCATTTCGCTGGCAACAGACATCTTCAGGATCATAGTTCCTGCCGTTGTCGGGACAAAATCAAAAGAGAATTTGCCATTTGTCTTATAATCATATTCAAAAGACTCACCAGGCGAATATTCGCTGTTATCAACGATGATCACGCCATTGCCACCCTCTATTTCAAACATAGTAAGCAGCTGGTCGCCGTTGTCAGGATCAAAACCATTAACGGAAAACGTACAGTTCACAGCCTTGCCAACCGCAGCCGCCCCACCGTCAATGCTTTTGAGTGAAACGGAAAAGTCACGGCTTATCAGATTGAGTTCGTTATCACAGGCAGATAAAGCCAGCATAAAGAACAGTGCAGAAATAAGACTTCTCATAGGCTTAAAATTTAAAACTTGGTTATTCTATCAAACAAATCATTCAAATCTACTCCCCTGCTTCTCAGGAAAGCGATATACTTCACCATCACGGGCAGGTTATCTGACTGCTCGATATTGGAAAGCTGCTGTCGGCTTATGCCCATCATTTCAGCTACGCTTTTGGCTGTAAGCTGTAAGCGGATGCGTTCGACCTTTAATTCATTCGTCAGTTCCATATATGAAATTTATTGGGTTTATCATTCTGTCATTTTTTATCACCTCATAGTGAAGGTGATTGCCAGTACTCAAGCCTGTACTGCCCACAAAACCGATAACATCACCTTTCGTGACCACTGCACCCTTGCGTCTGTAAATATGCGTAAGATGCGCATAACGTGTCTTGAATCCGAAGCGGTGTGTTATAACAACCGTTTTGCCATAACCGGGCACATTGCCGGAAAAGGAAACCGTGCCATCGGCTGCGGCATGTACAGTGGCCGCATACTCAGCCGCCATGTCAAGCCCGGCATGAAAGGTACGTTTACCGCTGACCGGATGCACCCGATATCCGAACCTGTCGGATATACGGTAATTCTCTTTAAGCGGTGCCACAGACGGTACAAACCTGAAAATATCCTCCTGACGGCTTATAATATGCCACACGGGAGCGACCTGTTTAAAATCACGTGCAGTCTGCAACACCTCTGCCACCAGTGTGCGCTTATCCTGTGCTGTGGATGCAGAAAGAGAAAACAGCACAATCAAAGCCACGCTAAAGCTCCGACACATTTACGATATCGCTGTTCTCCAGGTCAAAAAGAACATGACGGCCACCGTTTTTTTCGTTTATCTCGATACGGAAAAACTTGTCATCAGGAATAGTGAACTTATCAAAAGCAATCACATACTTCATCTTGTCGTTGCCCTCGATACGAGGAGCGTAGTTTTCGGAGAACAAAGCCTGCTGGTCAACCTCCTGGGATGCTGTCAGCTTCGCAGTCTTACGGTCAACGATATAATACCGGATATAGTCTATGTCGTAAGGAAGACGGCTCTTGTTCTCAATCTCAAAAGTGAAAAGCAGCAGATTATCGTAAATATGCAGGTTATTGAGTGAGAACACTATCTTATTGCGAACAATACCCTTATTGAAAATCTGCCGGCGTGCGTTATACACCCTGTTCATCACATCGTCACGTTCGCCAGCCGGGATGATATTGTCAGTAAGAATCACATTCGCCTTTTTCTCCGGCTTTTTCTCGCCCACCTCATATACAAAAGCATCCGGTTTATCCAGGTAATCGACATTGAATGTAAAGAACCTGCCGCTTTCGGTAGCAAACGAGACATTGGTCTGCTTTGGGAACTGCTGCACGCTGCCTGTACGTGCTATCATACGGATAATATTCTCCGTATTCTCAGCCTTACTGACATTGATACAGGTATCACCGTAATCAATGTAAATCACCTTTTCGGGAGCAATGAGGTGAGTCTGTGAAACCTCATTGATAAAAACCGTATCAGGATTTATGCTTGTCATACCAGGAAGGAAATAGTTTGTCTGCTCCAGACTGTCAGCATAGGACACATTGAAGGAATAGAAAAAGCCTCCTTCAGTCGCCACGCTGACGGTAGTCTGCTTGCTGAAGCTTTTGCTGTTCGCCTTGATACGGAGAATATGCGGTACATTCTCCGGATTATCCACCGCCACAAAATCAGTAACCGCCTGACTATATTTCACCGCTGAAGGAAAAATCAGATGTATGGTTTTGGAATAATTTACTGCGATGGGCAGACTCTCAACCGGACGTATCTGAGCTGTAGCCGATACAGCCACAATCAGAAGGATTATATTCAAGAAAAGTGCTTTCATTTCAAATAAAGTTTATAGTTTGACTTCACCGTAACGACAATCTGGTTGTTCTTCTTACGGAAGACGCTTTTTGCGGCATTGCTGACGGCATTAACACCTGTACTCAACACATCTGTGCCATAGAAACCCGTATTCAGGTCACCCACCACTTCATCAGCCGCCTCCTTGCTTGCTTCAGCCTTTATATTCAGCGGCACATATATACCGGGCAAGCCATCCTGATCATAGACGGTCCTTTTAAGCTCGTAGATGCTGTTGCCTACCCTGACGGATTCAATGGCGATGTTGATTCTGTCCTGGTCAAGTTTGACCGTGCCAAAAAGTGCCGTACCCTTGTCAAGCAGCAATCCATTAGGAAGCTGCATCTCTTGAAGTGTAACCAGCTTTATGACACTGCCGGAAGTAATCTTCTGGTCACCTGAAACAATCGCCTCGATGGTATTACCCGTATTCTGAGGTTTATCTCCGGAAAAGAATCTGCTCGCAGCAGGTTTGTTTTCGGGTTCAGGTGCCGGTTTGGTTTTCGGTTTCTCCGTTTTCTTCTTCACCGTCTTAGGCTTCGGAGCCGCCTTAGCCATGCTGTCAGCCCTTTGGTTAGCCCTCAGCTGCTGCTGAAGTGCAAGGACTTCAGGATCTTCTGTATAAACCCCTTCTGCCCTCTCATGATAGACTTTATCGGAAAAGTTCTCATATTCAGGCTTGGCTTCAGAACTCATCATATCGTCTATGGTGAAATCACTCTGCTGCTGTGCCCTTAAAGAGGTATTGACATCCTGCATATTCTCATCATCATCAGAACCGCTTAAAGCCATGACAATCACCAAAACCAACAGTACGAAAATGCCGAATGAAGCGAAAACGATAATCTTTGTCTTAGTCGTCTTATCCATAGGCTCACTGTTTAAGCGGTTGTTCTATCCGTATAATCTGCTGCAAGAACTGGCTGAAGAAAAACCCTGTCACGTTCTCCGGGAACTGCGGTGTTGTTCTGACAAGCTCACCTCTTGTGCGTATCAGGAATTTAAGTTTCTGTCCGGACACACTATGAATGGTAAGTGTGGAAGAAAACTCAACCTGATAAGGCTCGTTATCACCGGCAATACGCTGCACGCTGTCAAGCTCACATTTATACACCGCACCGTTCTGAACGGCATCAGAATAAGCCTTATCGTTATAATATTTGGAGAATATGGCATTCAGGTCGTTTTTATTGATATAAAAAGCGGCATGAGCCTGATTACGTTTCATATCGAGCCTGTCAAAGCTGTTGGCATAACGGGTGGCTTCGGAGCATGTATTCTTGACCAGTGCGATAAAAAGGTCTTCTGCATCTTCGGCATGAGTCTTCAGGTATTCGCCGGAGCGTTCGACCACGACTACCTTATTCAGTGCGGAAAAATTAACGGTCAGCCCCCATGCCAGAACCAGCAACACCACCAGCAAAGCAAAACCCAGACACAGTTTGAGGTTGACAGCCCCTTTACGCTTGGCTTCAGCCAGCGTATCAAATTCTTTCAATATATCATCTTTATTCATGATCGGCAGGATTTAAAACAGTTCACGACAATACTTCACACTCTTGGCAAACAGGAACAGTTTGAAGACAAATGCAAAAAGCAACCCCAACATCGTATATTTGTTCTGTCCACACATTTGCATGACATTTTCAGAAATGACGGAACCCAGCGCATTTGCAATCAGGAAAGCCGGGATCATCATATAACAGACAAACAGATTTTTCAGGTAAGCATGTGTATAATGCCTGGTTTTCTCGTCAAGAAAGAGAATAATCGCAATCGGTGTAACAATCTCCAGCAGGATAAGATACAGATACCTTGCAGCGGCGAAGAAGAAGAAAATATACTTAGTCGCATACAGAAGAACGGTATAAACCGCAATATTGAACGGAAGGGCTATCACCTCGTCAATCTGTTTGCCCACCCAGTTGCTACGTCTGTTAACCTCTTCGATATAATCTCTTGTGAAAGTAGCAATGGCTTCGTCTATGCTCAGATCGACATCTTCCTGATAGTGTTCTATCAGTTCATTCTGAATATTGCCCAGAGCCGTCTCAACAATGGTAAAGGCAAACGGAGCCGCCATGATAATGGCAAACACATAGATATAGATATAAAACAGCTTGAAGAACTGTTTCATATCAGCCGGTCTGTCACCTTCACTGAAGGCTTCTTTCCATGCGGTAACAAACTTCTGGATAACAATAATAATCGCCACAAAAGTGCACAAGGCAATGATGCCCTTGCTGACATCATTTAGTTTAACGGCTTCATACGCCTGTATAACATTATCAATCACTTCCATAGGCTCACGATTTATCAGATTTAAGTGCGGCAATCCGCTTTATTGCATCATTAACGGTATTGAACCTTGCCCTCTCGTCAAGCAGCTTGTCCTGCTGTGCCCTGAGCTTTGCATCAAGGTCAATTATTATCTTCAACCTTTCACCGTCCGTCATTTTCAGATCCGGCGAAATGATGGTGCGTAAAAGGTCAAAGGATGTAATACTCTCCTCCATAATATCATTGAGCACTTTGGTATAGGCATTATACCCCTCCTGCGTATAGATGTCTGTACGTGAACACTCGGTTGCTGAAATCTTCAGCATTTCGCCTTGAAGCTTCAGTACATTCAACACCATTTTGGAGTTCTGGATAAGACCACTCACCTTACGGTACAGGTCCAGGCTCTCAGTCAATATATTGCGTGAGTTATCCAAAACCTTAAACTGTTCGTAAGCCTGTTTGAGTTCTTTCGCCCACGTTATCTGTGAAAGTTGTGTCAGTGCCGGGTCTGTAACCACAAACTGAGAAAAGGCAGGTGTGGCCAAACAGAACGTCATGATGACACTACATAGAAAAATCCGTCTCATAGTCTTTGTGTTTTAACTGTTTATACTGTTCGATAGCTGTCTCCAGACTGCCGACCTCTCTGTATATCTCCTGTAACCTGTTCCATTTCTCGCCATCCGTCTGAAAAGCCAGCAGCTTTTCAGGAGAAAGCTCCAGACGCACCACAGTAGCGTAGTTATCCATAAATCTCAGGAAAATTTCGGAGTACGGTCTTGTGCTCGTAAAATCATTGCGTATGGACTTCATCAGGTTAATATGACTCCGGTTCTTGATATGGAACGCCTCGATTGTCTGGTCATATACCACCTCATTGGCCGGAAGCACATAAAGAAGCTGCGTATTGGCAATGATACCCTTAGTATATTCATTATCCGGCAGCTGTGCCATAGACTGTACGATTGTGCCCACAGCCCCATTCTCTTTACGGAGTTTCTGGTAACAGAAAGCAACCGTAGAATGGATATCGGCACCTGAAAACGTATCTTTGATGGACTGGCTTTCGGCGTATTCGTCAAAGATCAGCATACCACGCACCGACCTGTCGGAAAGAATCTTGTTTTCAATGGTATCAAAAAGGATAGTCATAATCACGGAGATAAGGAAAGGGTCTTTCTTTATCTTCGTAAGTTCGAAGACAATAAAATCACGGTTCTGCATATCATTCTCCAGTGGGGAATGTCTGCAAACATTCTCATAGAAGCCCCCCGGCATGAACTCGGAACACACGTGTAGAAAGCTGTCTATATCGAAATATTCAGGAAGGATATTCAGCCTGTCATACAGGCTGTGCCCCTGCTGCCTCACATAATCGTAAAAGTCAGGGAAAGAATGGCCGTCTGTCTTATCCTCGTAATACTGACGGATAATCTTTGTAAGGGAAACGACCTGTTTAGTGTCTTCCATAATGCTTTTGGTACGCCAGAACTTCAGCACCAGATTAACGAGCGTCTTTATTTTCTCGTTATCAGGCTGTACACCGCCCGTATAAAAAGGATTTATACCCAGTGGAGAAGTACCGTCATAATCAATGTGCAGCGACTTATCTTTATATAGTTGGGAAAGCTGGTAGAAACTTTTTCCGAACTCAACCACAATCAGCTTGTAATTCTGCTCAATACACTGCTGAATGATATTAAGAGAAACCACCGACTTACCACCACCGGTACTTGCCGCCACAATCATGTTGCGTGCAGGAATACGTTTTTTAGAGGCATCCCAAATATCTTTTCTGACCGGAGCCTGAAACAGGCGGTCATTAAAAAGAATACCCTCTTTATCACTTCTGAAAGTAGTATAGTTTATCGCCATACAAAGTGAGGAGTGCAAATCAGAGAGGAACATGAAGTCATCATCCAGACAGTTTTCACGTCCAAGAACCGAACCGATAAAAATATTATAAAGACCTTCATAAGAAGGGATATAATATTTAAACCCGGCATTGGTAAAGATCATCTTCACCTGCTCGATACAGCGGTCAAGAACCGCGTCTTCATCTTCAAGCAGCATGATATTGAAATGTGTCTTACAAAGTACATTCTCTTCGTTGATAATCTCCTGTTCATAGTTAGCCAGACCTTCATAACGGCTTTTGATAGCCTTGTCAAACTCACGGTATCTGCCGAAGAGTCTCACCCTCTCGGATAGTTCGTCACAGTAACTGCTACCGGCAAACCGCCATATCTGGTTTATGACATGTGAACAAGGAAGATGAACGCCCAGCCTTTCGAGCATAGACATATAAAGGCTGCTGTTAGCCTCTTGTAGTGTACTGTCTGTAACGTATGTTTTCATACGGTCAGGCAAGTAGCGTTCATCACAAACGGAAAAGAAAACACCTTTTTTATGTCCGATACGTATCATATCGGCACACTGTATGTCTCTCAGACCTTCATCATCATGGAATCCGTTAACGAAACGGAAGACATGCTGTTTTATCTCTGCCACACTCAGGGGCCTTATCTGTGTGCCTCTGATGTTGCGTATGATGGAAACGGCACTTTCAACCGCTTCAAGAAACTCAGAAAGCCTGTCCTTGTCGGCTTTCGTCAGTTTCTCACGGTAATCCAACGGATTAGCCTGATAAGCCTTCTCCAGACTGGAGAGAGACGAGAGTGTAAAGGAAAGGATGCAGAAATGGTGAAGGTATTCTCTGCCCTCAAAGTATCTGCGTTCAGCTTTCTGGATATAGGTATCACCCTCTATCACATAATCGGATTTGAATTTCCGGCGTAAGAATATATCCTGTTTATGGATAAAGCCATTACGCACATACTGAAACGCCCTGAAGAACTCATTGTGTCTCTGCTCCAGGTCGGCAGTGTCAAGCGAATATGCTTCAGGCAGCTCCATCAGATAAACAACGGAAATGTCGCCGGATTTGGTAAGAATAGCCGAGCCTACTGTATCAAGGATACAATAAGCCTGTGCTGCTGCAATTTTCATAAGCCTCTGGTTTTACAGGCTGTGCAGCAAGTCCTTGTTTGAAATAACGAAAATATTTTTTCTGAATTTATTGAATTTGCGTTCAATGGAAAGATTGATAAACAGCACACGTAAGAAGACAGAAACAAGTGCGCCCACCATCAAAGCAACTATAAACATCACGAAAGAACCTTCTCCGCTCATGGCATTTGTCAAAAACCCCACAATAAACAGAACCAGGACAGCCAAAATAATACAATAAACAAGAAAGAATCTGGTATTCATCCCATGTACTTTCAAAGGGGTTTCCAGCCCCTTACGCACCTGAAATTCCATTTACAGGGACATTTTAAGTTTACTGTTCACCAGAGCTATGACGGCAGCAATGATAGCCAGGCCGATAATAATATAGCCGACTACCCAAAGAAGATTAACGATACCCTCCTTGCGTGTGCCTTGTCCGTCACGGTCGATAATCTTGTCGTAGTTCATCACGACACCGATACCTACACCGACAATCAGAAGCATGGCAATCACAGGAACGGCATACTCACTAAGGAAAGAATTAACTTCGGTTCTCAGACCTCCACTTATCTGGAGGAATACAGTAAGAATTGTGTTCATAAGCTCTTGTATTTGATTAGTATTAGGTTTTCTTACTCGCACATAAAATACTCCGCCAGAAATGATAAAATCACAACCGAAAGTGTACTTATATAACAATATTGTACAAAAACCGTGCCTGTAATGACAAATTAAAAGATATTTTACCAAATACACTAACATTCAGTATTTTACATAAACACAAGAAAAAGAACAGGAATGTGGAATTTCCACACTCCTGTTCTACATTATTGGGGAATTTTAAATGAAATTCCACACAAAGAAAAGACATAAAAAAGCACTATAATTTTTGTCCTTCATTATCAAATCAAAATATTCTTTATTTGTATTCCTTTATGAGGAATGCAAACCTCACTAAAGGCAATAAACTATTAATAATAAAAAACATGAAAACAATATTTTATTTATTGCCTAAATTAGCGATTAATATTACATGTGCATACACCATGTACAAGTCACAAGATTATTTAAACATGTCAAGACATATATGTAAATCAATACTGATAATCATCAAAATATATATTATATATAAGGGATATAAGTCAAAAAACACTTTGTAAATCCTTGATAATTTTCTTGTAGTTATCATCAATATCTGAAGGAACAACCGCACGAACTATGGGAAGAGGTTCTTCCGGCTGGCTGTACATCTTGAAACGAAGATGAAAGCTCGGCATGTTTGAATGTGCCGCACTGCCCACGAACTCGCCCGGCTTCAGTGAGGTAAAGAAATTGCTGTCGTAAATATCCTCCTTTTGTGTCGATACGGTACGGCTGCGGTTCGCTCCACCCCTACCACTGCCGGAAGTACGAGAAATTTTCTGTTTCTCATGCTTGCCGAAAACCAACGGATAAGACTTCAGGGCTTCAACATCTTTGGTACGCCCAAAGAAGACATTACCGAAGTTGGATTCAAGACTGCTCCGGTCATACTTGCCGTACAGCTTCTCAATCTTAGCAGAAGATTGAGTAAGCACAAGAAACGCACACAGGTATTCACGAAGGACTGACGGCATCTTTTCAAAGTCAGCAATCCTGAACGTGGTCGCTTCATCAAGCACATAGACAAAAGGAATCTTATTAGCCATCGTAAAGCGTCTGGAACTGATGGAAAGCATGAGCGAGATAATGGGAGAGATAAGACTCTCAATCTGAAACGAGTTGGCAACGGCAACCAGTTTCGGATCTTCAGGGTCAAGCAGGTTATACTGAAAGTCATTGCCTGTAAGGACATAACTTATCTCTTTATTGTTAGCCAAGATACCCAGGTTTCGTGTCAGTGAGCTTAGATAGGAAGCCTGTGTTTTAGGGCTATCTGCTGCATCAAGGAAACCTTTGGCCAGTGCCCTGCTCTCATGACTGCCATTAAGAAACTCTGTTATCCTCTGTGTACCGGCAGAACACACATAGTTAACGATATGCGGTATTGTACACAACTTCGGGAAATCACGATAAAAGCGTATGGAAACGCCCCACATGATACCCAGCGCACCCCCGAACCACTCATCTTTCTTGCTGTCCTTCTCCATATAAGCCGTCAACAAGTCACTTATAAGCTGTAAGAAAAGGCTCTCATTGCCGACTACTGCCGGAGCTATGGGATTGGTGCGATGGGTACGCTCCATATCCACAAACGAGATATAATAGAACTTATAAGGATATTGGTTTTTCTTGACCAGATTATAGGCAGTGCGCGTCAGGTCAAAATCTTTGTAATCATAGATAAAGCCGGCAAAACGGTTTTTGACAAACTGCTCCAGCAGCGGTTTGCCGATGGATTTTGTCTTTCCGGACTCTGCGCCGCCATATACGAGAAATCCATTGAAAGGATTACCGAAGGTGATACGTCTGCCACCGTCAGCAAACAGTTCAAAACGGTATTGCGCATCTTTCTTCTGTTTCTTGTCAGAAGAAGGAAGCAGGACAACCAAGGCGATAACCAGGCAAAGTACGACTATTGCCGCAATCAGATACATCATCATAAGCTATAACTCTTTAAACGGATTCAGATAACTGCCAATCTGCTTTAACAGAATCATTTTAAGATTGGCCGGATTCTTTATAACACTCACTACCTTTTTGGCATTACCGGCAATCATGCGTTCAGTACGGAAATTATCACCAAGAATTTCGTTTATCACCTTGTGACCAACCGAACCGCCCAACATACCAGCCGCCTTTTCCGCACTCGTGGACTGCTGCCTGTCATGCCTGTTTGTCTGTCGATTATTATCTCTGGCATATCCGGTAAACGCCAACAGGTCACGCCGATCAATGGAAAACGTACAGCCATCTTTCGTATAACTGTAGTTGCCGGATTCATCCGTCTCAACCGTATAGCCTCTATCTCTCATAGCCCTGTTTATCTGTTTCAGGGTGGTATATTCAGGATTCTCCAGCAATGCCCTCATATCAGGATTAGGAACAGCATAGGCATGTCTGAAACGGTCAATCAAGGCAATATCATTATCAAAGGCAAATTTACGGATAGAAGATACAGGCAGATAAGTTTTTGTCTGTTCATCAAACAGCACATCATAGGAAACTACGGGGCACAGAACGAAGCGTATAAAACGATATATTGAATAAAACGACACATCGCTTTATAATACAATAGGTTACGGGGAAAGATAGAAGGAACTCCCGCAAAACGAAACGTTTACGCAGGTTTAATTTCTGTTTACGTGGAGGGCTGTTTCGGCTGCATAGGTTTGGCGATTGCTTTAAATGAGCTTACATGAGGTTTACATGGTGTGTAAGTAGGATAGGAAGATAGCGGTTATATGCCGCTTTTTTTATGCCTTGTTTTGGATTATATGTTTCTAAAATATTCCATATAATGATTATTTGGTATATTTGCTCCGCAAAATATATTGATATGGCAAAGGTTATACATGTGCATTTGACGCACGGAATAGACGGAACAAAGCGAAGAGATTGGTATTTTAGTAGTATTTCGGCTGTTTATACGGTTTTGACGGCAGAACAGGTGGGTGCGACCAAGAATTATTTGTTACATGCCGGTCTGTCCGGTAATGGTACAGTATGCACTAAAAGGGCTATAATCAAGCAATCTACGCTTATTTCAGGGAGTAGGAGGGGAGAGTAGGTGAATAGATTAGAATGGCATTAGAACGAAAGAAAATCACCATTCGGCAGTTATTCTTGTAGAGGAGACTTATGGTCTCCTTTTTTGTGTCTCAAAGTGGCGAGTGAAGTGATGATTGTCCTAACACTTGGAGTGGCAATTTTGGAGGTGGGGATAGTACTGGGGTTAGAAAGTGGGGTTAGTTTTTATAAGAACTGGGGTTAGTAAACACGGTTTTGAGAGGGGGTAGTTGGAAGTATGGTAAAATATGGTTTTTTGAATGATAGGTGTAAAATATGCCTTGATACACCCACCCTAAAAACCATCACCTATAAAAAGTATACATTATTATATAACGGATTATCAGTCCTTTTGGGGCGATTATATGGGGTGGATGGAGGGGGAATACCGAGAGAGGGGAGTCTGAAGGTATAATCGGGGGTACCCACAGGGTAACGTTTCATGTTCTCCGGATGGTAAAAGTACGCTCTACCCTACATTTGCATTCCCAGAAGTGTACGCATCCGATGCAGGTTTCCCTTTTTCAAGATTCATTTGGCGAATTTGTTCTTTGAGACGGCCTATTTCAGCTGCTTGTTCTGTGATACGGTTGAGAAGCTCTGTGAGCATATCTGGAGATAAATTGGCAGAAGCTACCTGGCTTTTGGTGGTAACAGAACTGTCTTGTGGGGATGTGTAAAGCATCTTTCCCCTATTCATTAATAACCAATCAGGTGAAATGTTCGCATTTGCGCATATTTTTTCAAGTACATCAAATGAAGGCTTTCCTTGACGGCTACCAACTACATTTTCAATGACAGTAGGTGTTACTCCTATCGCCATAGAAAAGGCTCTTTTATTGCCATTATATTGTTCTTCGATAATGGTCTTTAAACGTTCGTTTATACTCATCATTGAATTTATTTTTCGCAAATGCGAATAATTTAACTCTTAAAACTTTGTTTATTCGCAAATGCGTATTATATTTGCATCGAGTTAAGAAATTAACGAGCGACCAAAGATACAAAAAAAGGTCGAGAATAACGAATTTTAGCACTTAAAGAAAATGAACGAAGAAATCAAAGAATGGCAGACACAAAGCGTGAAGCACAAAGTAGCTTACGTGTTGATGATGGACGGTATCAGTTTCAGATACACTGAAGAGACCGGGATTGTGTTTTCCGCTCCCGATTTTTATGTAAAGAATCTCATCCGGCGCTTGATGAGCTGCTACGGCGTGAGTTTGAAACCGATTATAAACGAATTTAAATAAGTGAGATTATGGAAAATAAGAAAATGGATTGCTGGGATTTTGTATTCAGTTTTGTGAAGAACCATATAGACGCTTTGGTACAACAAGCTGACAAGTACACCAAAGAGATGAACGAGGACTATGAACACTTCTTTTGCTGGTATGCTGAAGAGATGTACAAAACACAACGAGAGCTTGCTTGTTACCGCGCTTTGAAAACGGTTTTATCCGTTGGCAGTCATGAGGAAGCAAAGTTGTTTATAGAAAACAAGATAAGCAGTTTGACTGACAGTCTTCTTTCCGGAAGCATTCGCAGGAACAGTACCAGTGCAGCTTCAAATCTGGCGCATACATTAGAACTGGAGATGAAGCAGTCTGTACGTGAGAAGTTTATAATGCTTCTTGAAGTTATAGAGAAAGGTGAAAGTGTTGAAGGATAACGGAAAACCGAGCGTGACAACCCGGAAGGCGTTAAGAGACGGGTGGCGGTGTGGAAAGACACACGGGAGTGTATGGTTCTTGCGCCAGGGTTCGATTCCCTGGACTCCCTCTGATATAGACACTAAAATGAGTGACTTATGAAAAGAACAATCAATTCCATGGAGAAGGGTAAAGATGTCGGTATTTCTCCGGCAGAAGAAACACCCATACCGGGCTTCCCAACTGACTATGAGCAAAGAGTCCGCGAACGGCTTTCTCGAACACCTTTTGCGTCATTAGTGAATGCTTTGAGAAGTGGAACCAGACAAGATCAGCTGTCGTGTATGCTCCAAGTCGAGCGCCGGCTTCTGCAATATCGTCAGGTAGCGTTATGTTGTCGATACACACGCAGTCAATTTCTTGAAGAGATGCAATCGCTGTCAGGGCTGTTTGGATTAGAGGTCTGCTCTTCGCTGATGAGAGAGTATCAGCGTAAGATACCAAGAAAGGCAGTGATGTCGGATTTTGAGGCATAAGTCGGTTATTTTTTTAAAACGCAACAAATATAACGAATTAGGATATTAAAATCAAGTGAGATATGAAGAAGTATATTCATGTAACAAGTGAGGATCGCCAGTTTTTGGCCAAGGCTTTCAACGTAAGCAGCGTGACGGTTTGGAAAGCCCTGCGTTTTGAACAGGATACGGATACCATCCGTAGGATCCAGAAGGCCGCCCGTGAGCGTGGTGGTATTGTAATGGCGGTGGCTCCGGTTATGGAGACACTACACGACCATGATAACGTGATACGCCAATATTTTCCGAACGGCGCATTGTTAGAGATCAGTAAAAACGACAGCACGGGTGTGGTGACTTATAAAGGGGAAGAGGTGAGACATTATGATAATGTGACATTTTCCAATATAGACAGCATCCAAAATTTTGCGGCCGCATTGAAATAAGGAGGTGTGAGTATGGAATTTTTCGATAACAAACTTTGCATATCGTTTCGTGAACTTGTTGATGGCGGAATAATGACTGTTCCGAATTACAAGTATATGGCATCCAGTGGCCGGATAAAGGTAGCACGTCGTGGTGGTGGAGCGAAAGGAAATGGAGCTTTGATTGTTATTGATAGTCTGCCTACCTCTTACAAAGAAAAAGTCGAGGAGAAATATCCTGGTGGCAATGCCGTGCTTTTGCGTGGCTGGATAATATCGAATTACGAGCTTGATCAGGCTGCCGTCGCTTTCTTTATGGATTGGGCTGCCCGGCAGTCCAGCGATAAGGCTTCTGACGAGCTTGCCAGAAAGTATGCGATAAATGCTTCAGTACTGAATACTTGTATCAAGTTGTACAATCGTAGTCGTGATTATCGAAAGTTAATGGGAGAGAAGTATGATTGGAGCATGATGGCTACTACCATTGAGACGCTGCGCGAAGAGTTCGGGCATGATCTGCCGGCGAGTACCTTGCGTTTCCGAAAGAAGGTGAACGAGTACAAGCAGTACGGTTATGAGTGCCTTATCAGTGGAAAGTTCGGTAACCAGTGTGCGAGGAAAGTGGATTACAAGACCGAGCGTCTCGTGCTGAGCATCACGGTGCTGCCGAACCAGCCTTATGGCAGTGACGTACACGAGATGTATATCTCCTTTGTGTGCGGTGAGTTGGAGGTATGGGATTTGGAAACCGGGGAAATATTCAACCATAACGATTTTACGGATAAGAACGGTGATCCGAAAGAACTGAGCGAAAGTACCATTCGCAACATCTTGAACAAGCCGGCCAACCAGGTACTCATAGAGAAAAAACGTCGTGGGTGGTCGGAATTCTACCACGAGCAAATGCCACACATGCACCGCCACAGTGGAGAGTTCTCCTTGTCCCAGATTACGATGGATGACGTGGATCTTCCGCGTCGCATGAAGGGTGGTGAATACGTACATGCTTATTATGCCTACGATGTGGTAAGCCAGTGCCGTGTGGGGCTTGCTTACGGCCGTGATAAAGACGAAGCCCTTGTGGTTGCCTGTTTCCGGGATATGTTCCGCCTGATTGAGCGTAACGGGTGGGGGATGCCTGCCGGTATCGAGGTGGAGCAGCATTTGATGAGCAAGTACAAGGAGGGCTTCCTGAAAGCCGGTGAGGTGTTCAAGTTTGTGCGTTTTTGTGCACCGTTGAACTCTCAGGACAAATATGCTGAGCCGTTGAACGGTGCGTTCAAGACTACCATCGCCCATAAGAACCATGAAGGGGTGGGTCGTTGGTACGGTAAAGGGGCACGGCGTGTGGATCAGAAGAAAATCAGCGACAGTGGGAACCATACCTACGAGGATAGGAAATATTATACGTTTGAGGAACTTGTGGCAGATGACCGCAGGGATTGTGCTGAATGGAACAACACGCTGCACCCCAACCAGAAGAAATATCCGGGCATGACCCGCTGGGACGTGCTTGTGGCGAGGATCAACCCGACTCTGCGCCCGCTTGACAAACTGACCCTGAGCCGTTATATCGGCGAGAGGGTGGAAACAAGCGTGAGACGGAACAGTACGGTACGTGTGGCGTACGCTGACTGGTGGCTGAGCGGTCCGGAGGTTCTTGAGAAGTTGGAGCCTAATAACCGCAAGGTGACGGCTTTCTATTTGCCGGATGAGGAAGGCAAACCGACTGATGTGTTCCTGTATCAGAATGACCGCTACATCGACAAGGTGCGCCCGGTTGTGACTTATAGCCGTGTAATGGCGGAACAGACCGAAGAAGATAAGGCAGCTTATACGGAACAGGCAAAGATAATGAGTCACTTTGACAAATGGGTACGTGATAACGCTATCGGTCAGGTAGGTGTGGCACCGGTCCAACGTGAGGAAGAAGATGAGGAAACGGAAAGCCTTGTATTACCTACGGCACCTGTTCCTGAAGAACCCGATGAAGCTTACGAATGGCAGCCGACCAATATGGCGGCAATGGCTATTGGAGATATGTAAGAATACGATTAGAATAACATTATAACAGCGTTTGAATTATGATTACAGAAGCGCAAAAACAGAAGATTTTGGGAGCGGTAGCCGCCAACCGTGCGAACTATCCGAGTGACGCCAAACACGCCGCTTCCCTTGGCATCAGCACATCGGTGTACAGTGCCATTAAGAACGGACAGACGGACAAGGCTCTTAGTGATGCCAACTGGATAAGTATAGCCCGTCGTTTGGGTGTGAGCCTCCGTGCCGATATGGAGTGGAAGGTTGCCAAGACCGCCACGTTCGAGTATATAACCGCCCAGCTGGAGTTCTCCCAGCAGTCGAGCCTGTCGGCTATCCTATGCGACATTCCAAACATCGGAAAAACTTTTACCGCAAGGTATTATGTGCAGAACCACAAGAATGCCGTGTATATCGACTGCTCGCAGGTGAAGACTAAGCTGAAGCTGGTGCGTAAGATAGCTGCGGAGTTCGGAGTGGATGCCAAAGGTAAATATAGCGATGTATACGAGGATTTGACTTATTACCTCCGTTCCATTGAGAATCCGCTTATTATTTTGGACGAGGCCGGGGATTTGCAGTATGAGGCGTTCCTTGAGCTGAAGGCTTTGTGGAATGCCACCGAACGCAGTTGTGCCTGGTATATGATGGGTGCGGATGGTTTGAAAGAAAAGATCAACCGTTCGATAGAATGTAAGAAAGTGGGCTATACCGAGATGTTGAGCCGTTATGGAGACCGTTACAGCAAGGTGACACCTGATGACGGCAAGGAGCGTGAGGCGTTTTTGAATGCCCAAGCTCAGACGGTGGCTAAAGTAAATGCCCCGGCAGGTGCGGATATAGCGCAGATTGTACGCAAGACACGTGGAGGTCTGAGGCGAGTATATACCGAGATAGAGAAACTTAAAATGGCATAGGAAATGGTTAAGATAGTTTTAGAGGACAAAGGCCAAGACCTGTTATGGCTCAAAGTAAATGAAGGTGGTCTTGTGGAGGAAGCCGGACCATTTCAAAATGAAATATGGAAAGATGCTTATGTCCCGTATTGGGGGCTTTACGTAGGGCAATTCTGCCCGATACACCATCCTCCGCATATCATCAAAGGGTTTCTGAAATATAGGATTGAATCAATAGAAAAAGAGTCATGAAACGAGCATATAGTCCGAAAGACATAGCCGCCAAGAAATGGGTGACGTTGCCGTGGGGCGAGAAATGGAACAAGCCTTTCGGGTTCCCTGCGGAGAATGCCTCCTGGTTCATCAGCGGTGCCAGTGCCAGCGGAAAGAGCAGCTTTGTGATGCAGCTTAGCAAGGAACTGTGCAAATACGGCCTTGTGTTGTACTTGAGTTATGAAGAGGGCGTGAACCAGACATTCCAACGCCGTATGGAATATTTGAAGATGAACGAGGTGCAAGGTAAGTTCCGTGTGGTTGTGGACGAGACCTATGAGGAACTGATAGACCGATTAAAGAAGCCGAAATCCCCGAAGTTTATCATCGTGGATTCGTATCAGGTGTCGGAATGGGAGTATCCGGATGCGGTAGCCTTGATGAAGCGTTTTCCGAAAAAGTGCTTCATCTGGATCAGCCAGGAAAAGAAGAGCCAGCCGATGGGAGGCGGTGCGATCCGTTTGCGTTATATCTGCGACATGAAGATCCGGGTGGTCGGTTATAAGGCGTATTGTCAAGGCCGTGCCATCGGTGAGGCCGGCAGCTATTATGTGGTGTGGGAAGAAGGAATCATTCAAACGAGTAATAATTTGTGATATGGAAAAAGACAAGGTTTACATCAGCGGGGCAATAGCCCACTATAACATTGACGAGCGCAAGGGTGCGTTTGCCAATGCGGAACAGAATTTGAGAAATATGGGCTTTTCCCCGGTCAATCCTTTTAAGAACGGGCTGCCGGATGAGGCCCATTGGAGAGAGCACATGCGGGCGGATATCGCCCTGCTTCTGGATTGTGAGTATATCTATATGCTGAAGGACTGGGAACTGAGTAAAGGCGCGAAGCTGGAACTTGACGTGGCGAGTTCATGCGGCATTAAAGTATTGTTTGAATAACAGTTTAAAATATAGAATTATGAATGACATTGAAAAAGCATTTCGAGGATTGGGTAGAACCAAGAAGGTGGAGTTTATCTCTGAAAAAATTGATTATGCATCGGCACATGCCGTTGCAGGGTATGTGTCAAGTTATCTTTTTGATGTGCTGAATGACCTTGGCAATGATGATTATGTGGCAACGTATCTTAAAGAAAAAGGATATGAAGTAACGAAGAAAGAAAACAATAAATGATAGGAACTATGGAAGAAAAACAGAAAGTTCAGGTCGTATTTGAGTTTGATCGTTCCGAGTATGATGCGTATCTCTTTTTGATGAACCAAAAGAAGACGGAAGAGGTAGAGCAAGTATGGAATGCCATGAGCGGTGAGCCTGTGGTTGCGGATATTGATTTGCTTGAGGAGGACAGTCAGTCTGTAAAACTTATGATGATAAGTCTGGCTATCCTTTCGGTGGAGAAAAAAGTGAAAGGATGATATGGCACAGGAAGTAACCAATTTCGCCCGGTTTTACGCTTTGTTCAACAAGCTGCCGTTCAACGGAGACCGGGAAGAGTTCAAGAAGTCCATCGTGTTGCAGTATACATGGAACCGGACAGACAGTCTTCGTGAAATGACGAGGCTTGAATATAAGACCTGTTGTGAGGGATTGGAGAAATTGGCCGGTGTGGACGAGCGTCGTCAGAAGATGCAGGAGGAACTTAAATATTGGCGCAGCGTGTGTTTGAGACTCATGCAAAAAATGGGAATCGACACTTCGGACTGGGCGCGTGTCAATGACTTCTGCCGGAATCCCCGGATTGCGGGAAAGGCGTTCAGTCAAATCTCTTCGGACGAACTGGAACAACTGGCCGTAAAGCTGCGCTCTATCCGGCGCAAGGGCGGGCTCAAGGAAAAAAAGAAAGAGGAAGTAAAACAACCGGCGGCGGTGACCTATATGCTCATAGACACCAAAGCCCCTAAAAATTGACGGATATGGATAAGAGATTTAATGAACTGCTTGAGAATGTCAAGAACCAGATACTTGACGTGTTCCCGGAAATGGACCGGGATGATCGGGAAGAGTTTTTCAACAGGTTGAACGAGTGGTCTTATGAGAAATATGAGGAAGCCCTGTTGGAAAGCGAGTTGGAAACGCCAGATTATGGTGAGGAGTATGAGAATTGATGGATTAACAACAAAAACGATTTGAATTATGGAAGAGAAGAACCAGACCGTCGTAATGACGGAAACCGAGAAGGCGGAGTTTGATGCCTTCCGTCAGGCGAAAGCCAAGAAAGTCGCGGAAGAGAAGGCGAGAGCCGACCGCGAGATGTATAAGCAGATGGTGGACGAGGAGATCGAACGCTCTATTCCGGTGTTGCTGGGTATCAGCGAGCGCATCAAGGAGAGCAAGCGGACGGTGATGGAGAATTTCAAGACCATCCTTGAAATGAAGTCCGACCTGTTCAAGACGAAAGCAAAGGACGATCAGCGCAGTCACACATTCACCAACAGCGAGGGAAGCAAGCGTATCACGTTGGGCGTGTATGTGACAGACGGTTACCGCGATACGGTGGAGGACGGAATTGCCATTGTGAAGGAGTATATCGAAAGCCTCGCCAAGGACGAAAAGACCAAGGCGCTGGTGAGCATGGTTCTCCGCCTGTTGGCACGTGATGCCAAAGGTACGTTGAAAGCCTCGCGCATCGTTCAATTGCGCAAGGTAGCGATGGAAACCGGTGACGAGCGTTTCATGGAAGGCGTGCGCATCATCGAGGAGAGTTACCAGCCGGAGGTGAGCAAGCAGTTCATCAGAGCTGAGATAAGAGACAATAACGGGATGTGGAAGCCCATCCCGTTGGGTATGACAGAATCCTAAAAATGAAGAGTATGATACAGAATGTAGAGAAGAGCCCCAAAGTAGCCTTGTGCCGTGCTTGTCGCGGCACGGGTGTCGTACAGAGAACGACCGAACTTCCTTCCCGGATTTTCAGAAAAAAGAAAGTGAATATTACCGAGGAGGCTTGTCCCCAGTGTGGCGGCAGCGGCCGGGTGATAGTGAGCGCGAAGATGGAACTGGATATTCAACCATATAATCCAAAGAAGGAGTAAGCGATGGCAAAGCGACGCGGAGTAAGTTATGAGAAACGTGTGGAGGAGATAAACAGGATATACGACCAATATGCCAAACGCGGTGTACCGAACCGCGAGATCTGGCGGCGGTACGTATATCCTGTATATGCCGTTACCGAACGTACATTCTACAATATACTCAACGCGAGCGCGGATGCGAGCAAGAAGATAGCTGACGAGGAGACCCGCCAGCTTTTACTCTTTAATGACGATGACTATGAACAAGGACGTGCAGAAGATAATCGCCCGGATCCTGCAGGATATCCGGGTGGAGATGACAGATGAGTTCGACCGTAATTTTGAGCGTCAGGCTTTTTTCTCCGAGGCATGGCAGCGGCGTAAAAGCCCGACACGTCCCGGAGGTTCTATTTTGATAGATACCGGCCGGCTCAGGCGGAGCGTTTCCAGCCGGACCACGGAGAACAGCATCACGTTTTACACCGACCTTTCGTATGCGGCCATTCACAATGACGGCGGGGAGATAAGGGTGACAAAAAAGATGAAGCGTTACTTTTGGCATAAATACTACGAGGCGACCGGTTCTTTCGGACGCAGGAAGAATGGAGAGAAACGCAAGGACAAACGTACCGTGCAGTTGACCGGCGAGGCGGAGTTCTGGAAGCTCATGGCCTTGAAAAAGGAGGGCAGCATGATCAAGATTCCCCGAAGGCGTTTCTTGGGGGTTTCTCCCGAAGTGGAGAAGGCTGTCCGTGAAATCATAGAGGAAAATATAACGGAATATTTCAATGTTGAATTTGACATAAGACGGAAATGAGAAAGGAACTTTATAATATGCTCTGCAAGGAGCTGAAGGAGGTGGGCGGAGGCTTGATAAAACACATCGACCTGTGGAACCACAATGTGGAGTTTATCGAGCAGGAGGAGAATTGGGAACGCCCTGCCGTGTTCGTGGAGTTCTGCCCGATACGCTGGAACGCGATTGTGGACGGGGTGGAATATCGGGCCGAACCGGAAGTGAAACTGCATATCGTGACGGACTGGGCCGGTGCAGCCAACGAGGGCAGTCCGTTCAAGGAAGAGGCGTTGGAGGTGTTTGACCTGCCGGAACTGATACATGAGCGGCTCTCGTGCATGGATGGCGATACTTTCATGGCATTTGACCTTGTGGAGAGCCAGACGAACCACAACCACGAGGAGATCGTGGAAAATATCGAGGTGTATTCGTGCGTGGCCTTCAAACGGCTTCGATAAACGGCCATGTTCGGACAGTAAAGCCTCCGGCGGACAAATTACCGCCGGAGGCTTTCTATTTCAACAGGGGGCAAAGAAACGCCGTCAGGCAGCCTCTTTTTTGAACAGCATCATGTCCGTGTAGGATGAGCTGTAGTTTATGTGGGCGTTGAACTCCATCCGGGTACATCCCTCGAACGGGTTGCCGATGTTTTTGTTTTTCCCGATCCATTCGCACAGCTCCAGGATGGAGGATTTGTTTGAGGTGAAATAGACGAACGGATGCCCGGATAGCACGTTCAGCACGTCGAGGTAATCCGACATACGCCAACTCATATTGTAAGTACCCACGTCGGTGGAAAGGTACGGCGGGTCCACCAGGAACACCACGCCCGGCGTGTTTTTGTACCGGTTGAACAGCTCCTTGTAATCGCAGGAGACGATTTCCAGCCCCTCCAGATAATCCGTGCACTCCGGATAGTCCGCTTTCCGGATGTTGTTATAAAGGGCTTCCTTCCGCATCTCCGGTACGTTCAGTTTATATTTCATGGAGAACATCAAAGAGGAGGACAGGGTGATGAAGTCCACGTAACCGGTCTCGTGCTCCTCTTGGAGGATACGGCTGAAGATGCGCTCACGCAGTTCTCCGGTTATGGTCTTGTGCCGTGGAACGGAATTCCCTACCATGGCACGCAGGTCGGCGATCAGCCGGTTTGTCCTTGGGATGTTTTCCAACCGCTTGTGGTAATTGTCGAAATCGTTGTATATGACCGTGGCTTCCGGCTTGCATCGTTTGGTGATGTGTGATAACAGGCCGGAACCGCCGAAAAGGTCAACGAATACCGTGCTTTCCGGATATTGTTCCAATACTTTCATAAACTTGCGTGCGAACATGCGCTTTTGGCCCACGAATGGCAGCGGGGCTGACAGATACGTCTTTTTCATACGTTCAATTCGAATTTTACGTTAGGATTTCCGGCAAGCAGTTCTTGTGTGCGTGTGACGTTGTTCTCGTAAATATGCACGTTGCCGAGGTTGATTGTGATGGATTTCAGGGGGAGTTCTATTTGCCGGGATATAAGGTACAGGTGATAGATGTCCGCCGGTAATCCGAGGTTGGCGTCCGAGCTACGCTGGTAGGCCGTCAGGACCAGTTCGCCTTGCTCGATCTGGAACTGTACGAGGCTGAGGCATGGTGCCTGGTTGCTTTCCGTGCCGGTCGAACCGAGGAACAGCACGTAGTTCTTGCTGCTTCGTTTTTCCCGGTTGATTTTGCCAATCAGAGGTGGCAGCTTCTCGAAATAGGTAGGGTAGGAGTTCACGAGGATGGAGCCGCAGTAGTCCCACCAGTTTATCCCGGCTTCCCGGTATTTCTCAACCTGTCTTTCCCCGCTCATGAAGAGCGACAGTTCGCTTCTGAGCTTTTTCCGTGCGATATTGTGTCCCTCGAAAATATCGAGCAGTTCCGCAGGGGACAGCGTTACCGTCTCGTTCAGTAGGTAACGGCTTTCGCCTTTTCTGCCTTTTTGTGTCTTGCCGTCGGCAAGTACCTTTTTCAGGATTTGATAATACTTGTTCATGGTGTGTCGTTTTGATACCCTGCAAAGGTACCGCGCCGTTATCCCTCTTCAATGGGGAGGCTGTCCCATTACACTGCAAACGGGTTACAGTCGCTTTGCAGCCGTTTGATGAGCGTGTATACCTTTCGCTCGCAAACATTATAACGTTCGGCCAGTACTGCCACGATGTAGGAAACCTTTTCGCCTTCGTCCAACAGCCTGTTGTAGTCATTGTATAGTTCGATATACTGTACGTCTTCCATCCGGATTCCCACTTTCCGGCATGTTTTCAGCATTCCTTTATTCAATTTCAGTATCTCAATTACTTTCATATTCAACAAAAATTAGTACTTTTGCACTGTCTCACTTATTAAACAACAACGAAAACACCCAAATGGGGTGGCATGAGGGCATTGCCCCCGGCCGCGCTCCATTTGGGTGCGTTGTGTTTAATAGTAAGTGAGACGACTGTTTTAACAGGCCGGGGGCTTTTTTTACAGCCTTACCCCCGAAGGCTTTTTTTAATCTACCGCATATAGCGACAAATCAAATACATCTTTCTTTTTCCATCCGTCGGCCAGCGTGTTTTGGATATGCTGCATGGCTTTCGTATAGAAGTCTGTCAGGTCTTCCAGTGTAGCAAACTCGCGATAGACCGGTTCGGTGTCCGTCCCGAATTTGAACACGACCGGAAGAGTCGCCCCTGCTGTTTGCACGGCAAGGTCGTAGGCTGCCTTGTAGTTGAACTGGTTCTCGCTTGACAACCATACCGGGACATTCTCGTAGGTGAAACCTGATAGGATATCCTTGTCGGTTTCCCGGTTGTGCCATGTTATGACCGTGGAGCGTATCTCGTCTTCGGTGGGTCGATGGTCGAACTCCTCTTCCATGTAGGTGGCCGATCCGTTCTCTCCCGGCTGCACGTCCCATCGGACACGCCATTTGTTTTTAATGGGGTTTATGCATTCAAGCAACCGTACCCCGATGTTTCCTTCCACTTTTTTCATCAGCTGAATACATACTTGGTTCTACCTTTGCCGAAAGTTTCCGTCCGAATGATGGTCTCAAACGGAAATCCGTCCGGCATTTCACTCACTTGCGCGAGGATGTTCTTCATCTCTTCCGAGTTGGTGAAGAACTTCTTGGCCTCGCCATTCATCTCGATGGCTACGATACAGCGGTCCTCGCCTTGTTCGGTGCGGATGCCGGTCTCGAAGTCCTTCACGATGATGGGTAAGTTCACTAATTCCCGGATGCTTACCACGGAGCCGGGAAAACGTTTCTTGCCGTCTTCCGGCTTGTAGGAAACGTTCAAGTCTTTAAATGATCTCATTTTTTTGCCTGTTAATTTATTAAACAACATATTGCAGTCGGCGTGCTTGGCCATCCCATAGAAGGAAGCGACCAGTTCACGCCTTCTTTTCCTCGATTTGACCTCGTGCATTTTTCGGGCGAACTTCTGTTTGATGCGCTTGCGTAGGCGCACATGGTCGGGGTATATGACATATCCCAAGAAGTCTATGCCCTCGTCCACCGGGAATACACGTTCATTAGGCTTTACGGTAAGCCCGATTTGTGTGACCTGGAAGTGGACGGCATCACGAATCTTCCACAATTCTGATTTCGCGTCACCGAGTACCACGCCGTCATCGCAATAGCGGTAGAAATGGCGGACGCCGTACTTGTCCTTCAAATAATGGTCTAAAAAAACAGACAGGAGCAGGTTGCCCAACCCTTGCGACGACCTCAGCCCGATGCTGATTCCTTGCGGCATGAGCCTTACGAAGTTGTCAAGCATGGCGATGAGTTTCTTGTCCTTGAATACCCTCCGGACACAATACATTACGAAATCCTGCCCCACGCTCTCATAGAACTTGGAGATGTCGAATTTGTAGCAGTAGCGTGTTCCTTCCGGGTCTTCTTTCATGTCGCGGCGTATGTACTCCATGAGGTCGTGCATGCCGCGGTTCTTGATGCTGGCTGAGGTGGTACGGATGAACCGTTTCTTCAGGTGCCTGTCCACTACGGCCATGATTGCGTGGACGGCGATGCGGTCCTTCATGGTGAGTATCTGGATACGTCGCATTTTTCCACCCTCCACGATTTCCCTCTCCCGGTAATCCTTGACGGTGAATGTACCCGTCTTGATTTTTCCGGTAAGTTCCTGAAGCACCTCTTCCCTGTGCGCAAGCAGGTAACGTCCCTGGCGGCTTTTTTTTCGTTTGGAGCCACGGAGGACCTGGTTGAACGATTCCGCCATATTGGAATAATCGGCAATCTCTTCCACTATATATCCTTGCCTGTGCATTATAGCATCGTTTTTTTTGATTGTTTTACAAACGGAAGATAAGGGCCTTCCTTTCCCCGGGTCTGACTTCTTCGAGCTGACTTGAGCCTACCAAACTCCACCCGACGCGTGATTTTTCAGCTTTCCGCACCTGTGCGCTTTTGCTGTGGCTTGCTTCCCTCGGCACCACGGTAGGGGACACGTCCCCGGTGTTGTACGCCGATTGTTAGATTTCCAGACGGGAGCCGACATTCGTGTTCGAGTTCGATGCATCGTTATTCGCATTCGCATTCGACACGCCGCCATTCGCATTCGCATTGTTGTACCCGCGATAGACCACACGGACTATCAGGAAGCTCCACCGGGGTGCAAAGGTACGGATAAAAGCCAGTCCCCTTGTTAGATAACGAGGAAAATCAATGCGGCGATTGCTCCTCCGGTCACGGTGAGTGTCCAGTCCGTCCAGTCCCAACGACCGCCCCGGAGCTTGTCTTTGAGCTCCAGCGAGGAGGCTGCGATGGCGGCTGCGTATAAGGCCGCGTACGGTGTCAGGGCTGGCAGCCCCACGATAAAACCGCCTACCAGGTGTTTGTAGCGGTTACTTTGTTTCAAAAATGAAAGAATCTTGTTCATAAGCAATTGGATTAAAAAATGTTTTGTATATTTGCAAACACAGAAGCATTGAGGGAATGACGAGCAGGCGTTTTAGTCCAAAGTGTCGCCCTTGGTGCTTTTGTTTTTTTTTATTCTACTATTATATCATTTACTGAGTATAAAAAGTATTTTATGCGGATATAACCGTTATCCCTTCTTGTTACTTCTTTGGCAACATTAAGCCTTACCCATTTTCCATTGATTTTAACTTTGAAGTAGAAGAAGTGTTCCACATTGTCCGTCCTTGGGTGAGTCAATGCGGAATCATCCACATATTCGGCACGTTCAAGGTGTGAATCCAGGTTCTTCAAGTCCTCCTTGGAAACGATGCGTGTCCGTCCGAATGTGTCGGAGAACAAGTGCTTGTTGCCCTCTTTGGTAAAGCCGATATTCAAGTCCTTGCCATTTATGTTCTTTTCCACTTTCTTTTGAAGTAGAGGCTCCATTTCATGCAGATAATGGATACGTTCGATAGCTCGTGCGGACTTTTCCCGGTCTCCGGCGCATTTTTGCAGTATTTTGCAGGCGGCGCACAGCTCGTTGTCCGGAACGAAGGCCAGTTTAAGTTTCCCTTTGGCCATATCACAATCCCTGCACCTTTTGATGGTGTATGGGTTGTAATCCGGCATGGTCTTCTGTTCTTTTCCCGGGTTGAACCGGAAGATGCCTTTGGTGTCCCTTTGAAGGGCTGACTCGCCCAATGCCATTGCCTCATCGTAGGGCGTTTCCGGATATTTGGATTTTCGTACCTGGACTACGGTGCACCTGCAGTTCCATCCATTTGGCGGGAAATACTCTTCCCAAAAGGGGTCTGCCATAGGTCGTGTTACCCCATGCAGTTCGGCATGTTCCGGGCGAACCTTGCCATCCCCGGCCGTCCGGTACTGGAGGTTGTAGCGGTCCCCGTCTTCTGCGAACCGTTCCCACTTGGCGGCCATAGTCGCCGAAGCCTGCACAAAGTTGTACTCTGCCCGGAGGTAGCCCCGATTATAGGTTTCGTCTATCTTCCGGACATCGTTCAAAAAGCGTTCGAACGTTTTTCGATTGCCGTTCTCATCCAGCAGGGAGGGGAAGGCTTCGTTCAGTTCATGGAACGTCTTTAGGCCTGAGAATATATAATCCGACCTCTGCAGGCGCCCTCGCATGGCCTCGGACATCTCCACCTGCCGGAATGAAGAGTCCAGGACGGAGGCGTGCGTCTCTATAAAGTCCTGCGCCTCTTCTGAAGCCAGTATGTTGATTTCAAGGTTTGCCCCCTGCTCCCGGAACAGGGCTTTCATCATGCGGTCGAACATCTCTGTAAGCTTGTCACGCATCAATTTTGCCTCGTCCTCTTTTGAGAGTTGGAGGGTATGATTGCCAAGCAATGAACTGTAGCGTAGATGCAGCCCCGAATAATCCTCGGGGCTCAGTCGAAAAAACGGGATAGCGTTCCAGCCTGTTTGTCGTCTTTCTTCTTTTTCGGATCTGCCGGGTCCGGCTCTTCCTTCGGTTCCTTCTCCTCGCACGGAATGCCGTATTTTTCCTCAAAGTACTGTGGCTTCACCTTGTAGTGCTGCAGTACCATTTCTTCGTAGGCTTTCTGCTGTTCGGGAGTGTAGTCAATGGAGTAGTCCCAATCAAAACGCAGTCCCTTGACAGGAAAACCGTGACGAACCATGCGCGGAATGAGTTGGTTGTTCACTATATCCCGCAGCATGTCGCAGTCACTTTCCACGAGGTTCTGGAACACTTCAAGGTGCGTTTCAGACTGTGAGAGGCTGCTTCCGTCCTCAATGGTCATCGTTTGTCCGATGATAAGCTTTGACAGTTCGGAATTGGCCCGATCGATGCGCTTGTCATAGACATTGAATGCATCTCCCTTGCCGCTTTCCACAAATTCGATTTCGGTTTCCATTCCTGCCACCATGGAGAGAGCGGTTCCGGCTTCACGCAGCATCTTGTCAAGGCGGTCGATTTCTTTCTGGTCGCGCGAGGTGGTGCGTGCTATACGCATGGGCATTCCGAATATTTCCCCGAAGGTATCCCAAAAAGCCAGCATATTCTTTTTGGGGATAGTCTGTGAAGCTGCCTTGAGATACAGCCCGAGGTCGTCAGGTCTGCCGGCCTCAATGAGCCAGTCCGAAAAAGGCGGCTGGCGGTAGTCTATACCTGTAGTCCAGTCCTGTCCGAGGTCGGTTATGACACGCCCATATTCAGGAATGACATGCTTACGCGGAATAAGCTTCACATCCGAATAACAGATGCAGCCGTCGCCGTCAGTGCAAAGGTCGCCCAATTCGATGAGCGAATGTCCCCAGTAGATGGAATCGAGCGCATATCGCATGAGCTGTTTGAACCAGGATTGGTCGAAGAAGTGTACCGCCTCCTCGTTCTCATCCCCTTTCACGTCTACGATTTTGAAAGAGCGTGCCATGACAAACCCTCTGCGCTGCTCCACGCATCCGGAGAGGTGAAGATCTATTTCCGCGTCCCGGTAGATGTCGTACAGGCGCTGGCGGCTGGGGCTGTCCACATTGATGGCCGACTGCCAGGCATCGCGCCAGTTCTTGATGTCCTTCCGGGTGAGTGCATCGGTGGTGCGCTGCAGGTCGATGACCATTTTCTGCACCCGCTTGATGTCTTTCCCCTTGGCCAGATTAAAATTGCCGTATGGCGTTTGCAGTACGTTTTTCGGTTTACTGGAAAACATACCGCTGAAAAAGTCTTTAATATCCATAGTCCTACCAGTTATGATGAAGCTGCTTCTGACAGCTGTAAACAAGTGAATTTCCGGACGGAAGCCCATCTTCTCCGACAGCCAAGGGCAAATCAGGGACAATTTTTCCGGCCTGTACGCCTTCAAGCCACTTGATGGCCCGTTCATATCGTTCCTTGCGTATCTCGCTTCCCATCTTTTGTGGCATGGCTGCGCTCATGTGGTAAAGTGAAATGTCGCAGGTGTACATGACAATGAGCCGGTTCCGGTGTTCATCCTGTGCAGAGAAAATGGCCGTACAGTCGTATTTCGGCCGTAGATAACCGGCAATTTCTTCCCGGGCTTCCGCTTCTGCATTGGTACGGTTTTCCGGGCTTACCTGGGAGATGACCTTCAATGCGTTGTCGCCGATGACAACTTTGTAATCTTCTTCTGTAATGAACATGACCTTATTATTTAGTGATGAATAATGCCATTTTTTCTATATCCCGGATAGTGGTTCCCTTGCGGAAACGGTGGCGGTGAATCAGTTCGCAGATATTCCTTTTGGGGACAACTTTCAGTTTGCCGCCCATATACAGGACGTAGTATTTTCTTCCGTAGAGCTTGGCATACTTGCAAGCACGGGCAACGGCACGTTTATAGCGCCATGCAAAAATCATTCTTTTAATCAGTTGTATCATGTTACCATATATTTTTGGCGGTCGGCCTTTTGCCGAACACCGGTTGAAAACTCTCCTGTCTTGAATTGCGCTGCAGCATCCAGATGGCTCCCTCGTCGGCATCCGGTGCATCATCGTGAATACGGCTGCCACGCTCCAGAGCCAAGGTCTGTTCGATTCCGGTCTGCATATCCGGCGATTCTTTCAACTTCTCATTGTAGAATACGAAACCGCGTTCCCATAATGGTGACACCGCTTCGATGCGCTGGAGCTTGTCCGGCTTCTTTCGTTTGTCCGGCATGATGGGCAGTTGGTATCCACGCAGATTTCCTTCTGCCTCAAACTCATCCAGAATGACATCCTGCATGAAGTTCGCTTCCATAAAGAACTGGACGGCTGCCGTATCGCGTGTACGCTCGTAGAGGTCGTAAAGCCACCGTACCATTCCGGAAACGGTATCCTGCCGGACGTAACAGTCTATAAGGTGCAGTTCCTTCCCAATCTTGCCCCAAAGGCGGCAAGCCTTGTAGTCGTTTGAAGTGGTCGATTTGAAAGAGGGGTCGGTATAGCAGACCAGCATTTCATACTTGGACAGTCTGGGCAGTTTCTTGTAACGAATCCAGTCTGCCCGGAAGATAGTGCCGTCCACGATGGGGTTGTGCATCATCTCCTTTTCCCATGCCCGGTAGCCTACGAAATCCCTGTATTCCTGCGCCTCCTCTTTTGTCCATTTTTCGCGCCATACCGGTTCTCCGTTCTTGTCTATTGCCTTGATGACGGATACATGTACCCCTTTTGTCTTGGTGAGATTGGCCAGCACCGAGTTTTTAGAAATGAGGTTCCCGACCATGATAAAGCGTCCCCGGCCCACATCCAGTGCACCAAAAAGGGCTTCTTTCACCCAGTCTGTAATGTCATGCACCCGTTTCTCATTGCGGCACAGTTCGTCGTCATCCAAGTCATCGATGACGATGTAGTCCGGGCGTGCTTCCCGGTCGCGCAGACCACGCGGAGACTGTCCGCGTCCGCAAGCCAGGAATTTCACCCCGTTGGCAGCCTTGAACTCCCCATCCTGCCAGGAGGCATTCCCCTGCTGCTTGCCGAAGTCGGCAATGATGCGCTGGTTGTGTTCCAGTTCCGCCTGAATATCGCCCAGCAGACGTGTGGCAGAGTCTTCGCTTTTGCCGACCACCACCATGAAATTGATGAGCCGCTTTGGTTGGAACATGAGCCATAATGGGACGAAGATGTCCATGTGAGTGGACTTGGCATGACCGCGCGGCCACATGAATACCGCCTTCAGGTTGGGCGTACCCCTTACTTTGGCCGCTGCCGCATTGTGGAACGGTGCATTGTGAATGGTGCGTATGGCTTCCCCGGTAGTCTTGTCACGCAAGGTGAGGAAGTGGGGAAAGTAATATTCGCAGAATGCGGCATAGTTACCCTGCAGCCGCAGAATGCGCCTGTCCCTTTGTGCCGGTGTCTCGCCTGCGAGCAGCGCCGTATCCGTAATGGACTGTACCCTTTTGCAGTGTTCTTTCCACTGTTCGTATGCCTGTTTCTTTTCCGCTGCTGTTGCCATGCCCTTGTTATTTTATGCCCATCTGTTCGGTTATGTACAGGTCCTGGTACTTGTTGATGGCCTTTACCAATTCCGGGGTCACATCCGGGTCGATCGTCGAGCGGTATTCGATCCATTTGGAAAATGCCATGAACACTTCGATGGCATCCACCACATTGGCCTTCTTGTCGAGCTTCTCGATGACCGCCGACAGTTTTGCCAGCTTGTCGCCCAGCCCGGCTATCAATGTGGGGTCATCCGACGAGTTCACTTGTGTGATAAGCGTGTCGATGGTGAGCAGAAGCTTGTTCACCAGTTCCGGCCGGGTGACGTTCTTTGCCGCCCTTGCTTCTTTCCACCCTTCGGAGGTACACCATTTGGATATGGTGACACGAGACACGTCCACCTTTTCCGCTATTTCCGTTTGCTCCATTCCGGAGAGGAATAGTGAGCGTGCGAGCGATTTCTTCTTTTCGATTTCTGCCTTTGTCATATTATAAAGAATATAGGTTTGAACGGCAGGTATTGGAATGACTGTACACCTGCCCGATTTGTTCGCAAAGTTGTCCGCTTATCGGTTTGCCGCCAAAATAATGTGTAACGGTTTCATAGAAGTGTGCAACCGTTGCACACATTTTTGGCGGCCCTGCGAGTGCTCCGTAATATTGCAAAGCCAACGCACAAAGGCGTGGCATGGAAAAATGAGTAAACGTGTAAGAATTTCAAATGACAGCCTGAACAGTTACGGAAGCCGCGTGCTGACATCGGGCATGAGTGTGGAGCAGTACTGTCGGAATCCGGTACTGCTGTACATGCACCAGCGCGGTAGCGTGATCGGTTATGTGAAGGATATCCGGGTGGAAGACGGCGAGGTGACCGGTGAACCCGTGTTTGACGAGGCGACCGACCTCAGTAAGAGGTGTAAGAAACAATTTGAGTTCGGCAGCCTGAGAATGGTAAGTGCCGGCATAGATATCCTGGAACTGAGCGAACAGCCCGAACATCTACTGCCGGGACAGACTTGTCCGACCGTGACCAAGAGTAAACTGTACGAGGTCTCTCTGGTGGACGTTGGTTCTAACGATGATGCCATCATATTGATGAAAGACGGTAAACAAATCACTTTGGGAAGGGACGGGGAATGTCCCTTGCCATCAATCAATAATCAAAAAACAGAAGAAGAAATGGAACTGAAACTTTTGGCCCTTCAATTGGGGCTGCCGGAAACGGCGACGGAGGCTGATGTAACCCGGGCATTGAATGACCTGAAAGCGGCCAAGGCTGAGAATGACTCTCTGAAAGATGAAAACGGGAAGCTGACCCTGGCCCGCATTACCGGTCTTGTGGAAAAGGCCGTAGCGGAGAAACGACTGGGGGAAGACAAGAAGGCACAGTTTATCGAACTGGGCAAGAAGGTTGGATCCGACGAGCTGAAGAATGTGCTTGATGCCATGCAACCCCAGGTGAAGATCTCCACCGTGCTGAGTTACCAGGGTGGCAAGCAGCAGGCACAGCCGTCCACCTATGCCAAGCTGAGCGATGTCCCGAGTGACGCACTGCTTGAAATGCGTGAGCAGAACCCGGAGGAGTACAAGCGTCTGTACAAGGCCGAATATGGAATGACCTGTGAAATTTGAAAACCTTTAAAATGAAGACAATGGGAAAAATTGTAATGCTTTTGACGGCACTCCTGTTCAATACGCTGACAGGTGCCGTGTGTGCTTCCGTGCTGGGATTCTCTCCTGCAGCCGGAGCTGTGGGAATGAATGCGGTGGCAGCCTTCATGGGCATGGCTCCGCAGAGCGCTTCAATACTCCGTGAAGGGGTTTATACGGAAATCTGGACGGGCGAGCTTGTCAAGGTACTCCGTGCCGGGCTGGAAGGCACGTGGCTGTCAGGAATTCCCGACCAAAGCAGTATCGTGAACAACGATGTGATTCATCTGGTAGAGGTAGGGGTGGATCCGGACGTCTTGATTAACAACAAGACCTACCCGATTGACGTACAGGCTTTGGAAGACAAGGACATCGCCATCAAGCTTGACAAATTCCAGACCAAGGCCACGCCGATTACGGATGACGAACTTTATGCCATCAGCTATGACAAGACCGCCCGTGTAAAGGAAGGTCATGCCAACAGTATCAATGATGCGAAGTTCACCAAGGCGGCCCATGCCCTTTGCGCGAACAAGAATACGGCAACGACCCCGGTGCTTAAGACTACCGGCGAGAAAGATCCGGCCACAAACCGTCTGCGCCTTACCGTGAATGACCTTGTGGAAATGAAGCGTGCCCTTGACAACCTGCGCGTGCCGTCAGACGGCCGCAGACTGGTGCTTTGCCCCGACCATGTGAATGACCTGCTGCTGACCAGCCAGGCATTCCGCGAGCAGTACAACATTGACCGCAACAGCGGCAAGGTAGGCAACCTGTACGGCTTTGAAATCTATGAGTACGGCAACAATCCGCTTTATACTACAGCCGGAGTGAAAAAGGCATTGGGTGCAACGGCAGAAGCCGGTGAATTCCCGTGTTCGTTTGCCTTCTACAAACAGCGGGTTTTCAAGGCAACAGGCTCTACCAAGATGTATTATTCCGAGTCAAAGAACGACCCGTTGAACCAGCGTAACCTGATTAACTTCCGCCATTACTTCATCTGCATGCCCAAGAAAGAGGATGCCGGAGTGGTAATGATGAGCGGCTATCAAGCATGATGATTATGGCAAAGTTGAAATATCTGGTAATACACTGTACGGCAACTCCGGAGGGACGTGAGGTTTCATCTGCGGACATCCGCAAATGGCATACATCTCCGGTTGCCCAGGGAGGAAGAGGATGGAAGCAGGTTGGCTATACCGACCTGTTCCACCTGAACGGAGGCGTGGAACGTCTGGTAGAAAACAATGAGGATGCACAGGTGGACCCTTGGGAAGTGACCAACGGAGCCAAGGGATATAACAGTGTGAGCCGTCACATCGTGTATGCCGGAGGCGTGGAAAAAGACGGTAAGACCCCGAAAGACACCCGCACCGGCTGTCAGAAAAAGGCACTGGAGAAGTATGTGAAGGATTTTCACCGGAAATTTCCTGATGTACGCATTGTAGGACACAACGAACTGGCAGCGAAAGCCTGTCCGAGTTTCGATGTGCAGGAATGGTTGAAAGAAATAGGTATTAATCAATAATAAAACCGGGTGGTATGGACTTGAGCGAATTTATGAACATTATCCTTGGCGGCGGCCTGGTTGGTACGGTGGCGACCATTGGCTCCTTGCGGGCTACTGTGAGAAAAGCGAAAGCGGAAGCGATGAAGGCCGAGGCCGGTGCAGAGGCTATGCGCATAGATAACGCCGAACATGCCACCCGCATTTTGATGGAGAATATTGTAAAACCTCTGAAAGATGAATTTTGTGAAACAAAGAAAGAACTGGCCCGCAATACACGTGAGATGGCCCGTCTTAGAAAAGCTATTGATACAGCCGGGAACTGTCCTCATCGTGACGATTGCCCTGTGCTTGACAGGTTGCGCGAGTCACCGAAAGAGCATGAACCGGGAAGTCCGGACGGAAACGGCAAGCGCCGACAGCGCGAGCGGAAGTCGACGGGCGGGACTGGTGATGGCGGGGGTACCGGCGAGTTCGGTGAAGCTGACTATACCGGCGGACAGCCTCCGTAAACTTCCTGAAGGGGCGGTGTATCGCGGGAAGAGTGGACAGGCGAATCTGACCGTAGGCAGCGATGACAGCGGGAACATCGTGGCCGAAGCCTCGTGTGACAGTCTGCAGCAGCTGGTGCTATGGTATGAAGAAGAGCTGGCGCGCATCCGTAGCGAGACCAAGAACGAAATTTTAAATGACGTTCAAACGGAGGAAAAACGTCCTCCGAACCCGGTGCGGGTGTTTACTTGGGGAATGGTTGCCGGCTTGCTTGTCGGTATGTTATTAACAATGAAACTGAAAAAAAGATGAACAAGAATTTTATGTACGGCATAGGAGCCGTAAAGTATAAGGATTTCACAATCGGGTATATTGAAAAGAACTCGTTTGACCTGGGCGGCAAGAAACCCGAGGCCGCGAAGATCGAGGCCGAACAGGTGCAGGGTGCCCCGGTGCTGGTCATCCCACAGAGTAACGGCGGCATCGCCCCGACATTTAACGTTATCCAGATGAACTATTCGAACCTGCACAAACTGCTTGGCGGCAGCCTGCATTATAAGAAAGAAGATTCGGAAAAGAAAACTCCGATCGGCTGGACAGCCCCGTCGGAGGTGCTTGTCATGCAGGGACCATGGGAACTCTCCCTCGTGTCCGGACAGAGCGTACTGATTCCCAACGCCACGCTGCTTTCCAATCCTGCAGGCAAGCTGACCCTTACAGAAACCTCCAAGATAGAGGTTACGCTCGAAGTGGCGATGCCGGAGGACGGTTCGCAGCCTTACGGCGTGTTCGATACGGAAGCAATACCGGACGAGTGGGGGCAGTACAAGCTGCCGCCGGCGGAAGCCGCGGCTGCAGCATCGCTCCAAAGCGAGGAGGGCTAACGTATGGCTGACCGGCTGGAACAACTGATAGAGATGGAGTGTGCGGACGCGCTGCTTGACAGTGGCGTGTCCGTTCCTCTTAAAAGGTGGAAGTTTCCGTGGCTGAAACGCCCGGTGGAGGTACGTGTGACGATGAAGCGTCCGAGACTGCGGGGTCAGATATTGTTGGCCAGGGAATATCTGAAGATGGGTATCAAACCCGACTGGCAACCGAAGGACAAGGCCGAGGAACTGGCCTTTGTGGCGGAGCATGGCAAGGCCGTGAGCCGTCTGCTGGCCTATACGGTATGCCGGGGCTACGTGTCGCGGCACGTGGGTATCGGGGTGACGGCATGGGTGCTGCGGAACTTTGTGGAGTGGCGCTATCTGAAGGCTATGTTCCGGACATTCGAGCGTCTGATGGGCACGAAGGATTTTATGCGTATTATCAGCTCGACAGCGCGGGCGAACCCGATGACTCCGAGACTGAGCCAGGCAAGGAAGGGGAGTTAAGAACCCGGTATGAGGGTTCCCATAGCCCTTTCGGCTTCGTGTGGCAGATAGCGAGTGCAACGGGCTGGAGTGTGGACTACATTCTGGACGGTGTGAATTACCAGACGCTGATCATGATGCTGAACGACGCACCGCGGTATGTGCGGAAAAAGCAAGGCGGCGGAAACGGTGCTCCCGGACCGGAACACAGCGCCGAGGATGAAGCGAACGATATAGTAGGATTTTTTCAAAGCAAACTGGAATGAGCAAACCTGTAGAAGTTGAATTTTTGATGAAGGACAAACTCACGCCCGGCATGAACAAGGCCGAGCGTGAGGCGCTGGAACTGCGTAATACCGTCAGACTGCTGGAGGCTGAACTGGAAAGGCTGCGCCTTGCCGGGGAGACGGCTGCCCCCAATCTGGACCAGAGTGCCAATATCGCGCAGATCCATGCACTGGAGAAGCAGCTTGAGGAATTGCGTGGCAAACTGAAACTGCTGCAGGAGGAATCGGAATCCGTGCAGGTCACCCCTGCAGACATGCCCAATGCACAGCGCCAGTTCAACGGGCTTCACAACAGCATCCAGCAGATGGCACGTGAAATGCCTTCTTTGGCCATGGGACCGCAGATGTTCTTTCTGGCCATATCCAACAACCTGCCGATTTTTACGGACGAACTGGCCCGTGCCCGTAAGGAATATGATGAGCTGCAGAAGTCAGGCAAGAAAGGCACACCGGTATGGAAACAGGTCCTGTCCTCGCTCTTTTCCTGGCAGACGGCCATGACCACCGGCATCATGCTGCTGGTAATGTACGGTGATGAAATCTGGGATTGGACGAAAAACCTGTTCAGTGCCAAAAAAGGCGTGGATGAATTCAACATATCACTCAAGGAAATGACCGAGATAGAGAAGGACGGCCGTGCCCAGATGGTGCGTACCCGCTTCGAACTGAAATCGGTCATCGATGAAATAAAGAACTTCACCGGCAGCAAGGAACAGGAAAAGGCGAAGGTAGAAGAACTGAACCGCAAGTACGGGGAATCTTTCGGGTATTATAAAACACTTTCCGAATGGTATGATACCCTTATCCAAAAGAGCGAGGACTATGTACAGGTTCTGCTGCACCAGGCCAATGTCCAGAACCTTGTAAAAAAAGCTGCAGAAGCCGATGAAGAGGTGAATAAAATCAAGGCGCAGAAACCGGAAGAGGCGGAAAGCGCCATGGGTTTTTTCGGGAAATGGGGACAATATATCATGCAGTCAAGCATGGCAGAATCCGGGCAGTTCTATGACGCACAGGCTGCCATTAAGAAACATGATCAGGAAGCTTATGACATACTGTTGAAAAATGCCGAAAACAAACGCGACGGTTATCTGAAAAAAGCGGAGGAAGAGGTAAAGAAAGCGGCAGAAGCAGCCAAAAAAGGAAATATCGGCGGACATACCGACCCCGAACAGTCCGGGAAGAATCAGGAAGCGGAAGCCAAGCAACGGCTTGCCACAGAGCGCAGGCTGGCGCAGGATCTTGCCGCCCTGCAGGCCGAGAACCGGAAGGAAGAGATAGACCGTATGCAAGCCGGTACCGAAAAGAAACTGGCACAAATCGAATATGACTATAACGCCCGGAAAGAAGAGATAAACCGGCAGGAAGCCGACTGGAAGCGTGAGAACAAGGAAGCCGGTCTTTCCACCGGAGATAACGGACTTACCCGGGAGCAACAGGATGAACTTGAAAAAGCCCGTGCCTCAAACACCGCGTCCCGGAAAAAAGCGGAGGCGGACGTGTACAGGGAAGAGGCGGAAGCCATGCGTGACTATCTGAAGGAATACGGGACCTTCCAGCAACAGAAACTGGCCATCGCTGAAGAATATGCCGAGAAAATCCGCAAGGCACAGTCCCAGGGTGAAAGGCTGACTTTGGAGAAACAGCGTGATGCGGCTGTGCATAAAGTGGATATGGAAGCTCTGACCCAAAAGATAGACTGGGGAGCAGCATTCGGGGATTTGACAGGCCTGCTTGCAGACCAGATGAAGAACCTGCTTGGCGAGCTTAAACAGTATGTCAAGACGGATGAGTTCAAAAAAACGGGAGCCGCAGACCAGCAGGTCGTCTACGATGCCATTGAACGTATTCAAAGCATGCTTCCCGGTGGTAACGGCACATTGGATTTTGCCCGGTTACAAACGCAGATGCACGCTTTGGGGGATGCCGTAACACGTGTGCAAAATGCGGAACTGCAGCAGGAAGCGGCATTCGCCCGGTTAAAAGCGGCGCAGACCGATTACAACAAGGCTCTTGAAAGCGGTAACCAGGCAGAAATAGAACGTACCAAAATCGCTCTTCAAACGGCCCAATCGTCCAGTGCTTCAGCTGACGAAGAATACCTGAACGCCACCTCTGAAATGAAGGCGCTTGCCGGGGAGGTGAAAAGTGCCTCCCGGGACACGGTTGACGGGTTGAACATGGTATCCAACGGATTGCACGGCTTTGCAAGCGGAACCTTGCAGGGATCATTTGAAGGAATCCAGAATATGCTTACCGGTCTGTCAAAACTGAATATCGGAGGCAAGGTCGGTGATGCCATCAGTCAGATGTCCGAGACCCTGTCAAGTGCCGGAGTCATCGGGCAGATCATATCGGCCATTCTCTCCATACTGGATTTGCTGAAAGACGGTATTGGCCCGATTATCTCATCATTGATAGACACCATTTTCAATGCGATAACCGGAATACTCGACAATATCCTCAGCGGAGACCTGTTCAAACAGATAGGCGGTTCCCTTGTGAAAGGTATCGGGGGATTGCTGAACACGGTGTCTTTCGGAGGTTTCAACAAACTGTTCGGCATCGACGGAAACGCCAGGGAAGTGCAGGCGGCTATAGACCGCCTTACAGACCGGAACGAGAAACTGCAGACCTCCATTGAGGACCTGACCGATACCATCAAGGCAAGCAAGGGGACTAAATCGGTGGAAGCTTACCGGGATGCTTACAAATACCAGAAAGAGACGAATGCAAACTATCTGCAGATAGCGCAGGAACAGGCACGCTACAGCAAAAGCCACCACTCGTGGAACTACTACTGGGGTGGTTTCAGCCAGGCACAGATAGACAAACTGAGCGGACAGATCGGCCGCCGGTGGGACGGGAACCTGTGGAGCCTGAGCCCGGAGGAGATGAAGGCGCTGCGCAGCAATGTGGACATGTGGACGCAGATACAGAATACCGGTAAGGGCGGCTATGGCGGGCGACTGACCGAGAAGCTGGATGACTACATAGATCAGGCCGGCAAGCTGGAGGAACTGACCGACCAGCTGTATGAAGGGCTGACGGGCATTTCATTCGATGGTATGTACAGCAGCTTCATCGACAACCTGATGAACATGAAGTACGGTGCCAAGGATGCGGCGGAGGATATATCCGAGTACTTTATGAAAGCCATGCTGAGTAACAAGATAGGCGAGCTGTATAGCGAGAAATTGAAAGGCTGGTGGGAGAAGTTCGGCAAGGCCATGGAGGACAACGAACTGACCGAGGCGGAACGGAACGCGCTGATGGAAGAGTACATGCAGTATATGGATGAAGCCCTTGCCCTGCGTGACAACCTGGCGGCGGCCACGGGCTACGACAAGACCGAAGCCGGCGGCACCAGTCAAAGCGCGAAAGCGGGCGGCTACACGGCCATGACGTATGACCAGGGCACGAAGCTGGAGGGGATGTTTACCGGCGGTTTGCAACATTGGTCGAGCATGGACGACCGGCTGGAGAGCGTGTCGGAGAAGATGGACACGGCCGAGGGCCACCTGGCCCGGATAGCCGAGAACACCGGTGTGAGCGCCGGCCACCTGGGCGAGATAAAGGATGAGATAAAGAAAATGATACGTGACGGACTAAAAGTGAAATGACATGGCAGATATATTGGGCGGGCTGGTGCTGGTGAACGGCACGGACATTTGGACGGAATACGGCGTGTTCCTGGTGGAGGACCGACGTGGTGGCATGGAGAACCTCTCGGCGATCCTGACCCCGAGCAAGACGAAGAAGGAGACGGCCGTGGACATACGGGAGGAGGACGGGGAGAAATACAGCGCGGTGCTTACCCCGAGGAACGAGGCGCGTGACGTGACGCTGCACTTTGCCCTGTATAACAAGACGAAGGCGGGATGGCTGAAAAAATACTTCGCGTTCATCAATTTCCTGAAGAAAGGGAAGGACGGGTGGCTTGATATTGCGTTTCCCCAGCTTGATCTGACACTGCGTGTGAGATACACGGACAGCCCGAAGTTCACCCCGCTGACCTATTTGTGGCAGGAAGGGGTCCACGCCGGGAAATTCAAGGTGAAGTTCCGCGAGCCGGTACCGATTATATAACTATTCAAAGACGATTCGAATATGCTTTTAACGATATACGATAAAGCCGGGGCCAAGCGTGCGGATGTGGCCGCAAGTGACAGTTCGACGCAGAGCAAGGAGGTGCAGGGTGACAACGTGCTGGCGCTCTCCTTCACGCATTATGCCCATATCCCCCTTGATGTAGGCGACTTCACGGACTACATGGGCGAGCGGTACTGGCTGACGGAGCGGTACACCCCGAAAGAGAAAAGCGGTAGCGAGTGGGAGTATAACCTGAAGCTGTACGGTATCGAGAGCCTGATCAGGCGTTTTCTCGTGCTGGAGACAACGGACGGCGACACCAATCCCCTGTTTACATTGACGGCCACGCCCCGTGACCATGTGGCGATGGTGGTGAAGGCCATCAACGACGGCATGGGTAACATTACCGACTGGAAGGTGGGGCAGGTGGACGGTACCGACCTTATCGTGATCGACTACGAGGGCATGTACTGCGACCAGGCCTTGAAGGAGATCGCCGGCAAGGTGGGAGGCAAGGCAGAGTGGTGGGTCGAGGGGCAGACGGTGAACGTGTGCCGTTGCGAACACGGCGAGGAGATCACGTTGGGATACGGCAAGGGGCTGACCTCCCTGGAGCGGGATACGAGCAATACGGCAAAGTTCTACACGCGCCTTTTCCCGATCGGCAGCAGCCGGAACATCGACGCCGAGAAGTACGGCAGCCCCCGTCTGATGCTCCCCGGAAAAAAGAAGTACGTGGAGGTGGGCGTGGACGAGTACGGTATCTATGACCACTACGAACAGGCCGCCTTCAGCGGTATCTATCCCCGGCGGGTGGGTACGGTAAGCAGTGTCCGCAGTGAGGAGGTGACGGACGAGGAGGGTAAGGCCTTTACCGTCTATTACTTCAAGGACGGCGGGATGGATTTCGATCCGAACGATTATGAGCTGGCCGGTGAGACGAAACGCGTCTCCTTCCAGAGCGGTGACCTTTCCGGGCTGGGAGAGGGGGACGACCATTATTTCGAGGTGAACTTCGATAGCGCCACCCGTGAGTTTGAGATCATCACGATCTGGCCTTACGGTGATGATACGCAGCTTCCGGGCGGCAAGCTCGTCCCGAAGGCCGGGGACACCTATGTCCTTTGGAACATCCGGATGCCGGATAAGTATTACCGGCTGGCAGAGGAGGAATTTGCGGCCGCGGTGGACGAATACAACAAGGACCACTGGCTGGATATCGCGGCTTACAAGGCTCCGACCGACCATGTGTGGATCGAGCGGCAGGAGGCCGATCTGTTTGTCGGCCGGCGCGTAAAATTGGAGAGTGCCGAGTATTTCCCGAAAGACGGTTACCGCAGGAGCCGCATTACGAAGATCACGCGTAAGGTGAACCTTCCCGGGGAGATGGACCTGGAGATCAGCGACGCCCTGCAGGTATCGAAATTCGACAGGGTAAACGACAGCATAGGGGAACTAAAAAGCTATACGAAAGCCAAGGCCGAAAGTTCCGGGCTTCCCGATATTATCCGGAGCTTCGATAATACGCTGCCCACGGACAACAACCTTTTCTCGGCGAAAAGAAGCCAGAGGGAGTTCCTGAGCAAACGTCATCGGGATACCGCGGCCGAGGTGATCGGTTTCCTGAAAGGGACTTATTTTGGGGATTACAAAGCCGGTGAATCCGGGGGCAATATTGACGGCGACGGGAACGCCGAGTTTCTGACGGCTGTCATCCGTGAACTACTCCGCAGTACCCGTTTCGTGGACGGTATGTTCGGCGAGGGCTGGCAGCTATGGATAGATAAAATAACGGGGCTGAGTAATCTTACGATAGACAAGGCGACCATCCGGCAGACGTTGGTGGCCCTGGAGTTGCTCATAGAAACGGTTCGCAGCGTAAGGGGGCAGTTGGTTGTATCCGCGGCCAACGGCAAGATCAAGACCGTGACCAAGGAGGGCAACAATTACCGCATCACCTTTGAGCAAGAGAACACGTTCGTGGCGCATGACCTGATGCGCTGTGCCGTTTTTACGGGGGCAGAGATTCGGGGTTACTGGGTGGAAGTGTCGGAAGGCGACGCGGAAGGGATAACGGTACCCCAGAGGGAGTTTGGCGGGACGGAACCGAAGGCGGGTGATGAGTGCGTGTTGATGGGCAACACGGAAAACCCGCTCCGGCAGAACCTGATCAGCATATCGGCTACCGAGGACGGCCAGCCGCGTGTTGACATACTGGATGGCGTGATGGCGAAAAACTTCAACGGCTGTTTGAGATGCCGGGTGGGTAATCTTGACGGTATCAAGGACAGCGCTTTTCCGGCGAATAACCAGCCGCACGGGAACGGTCTCTATGGCGACAACGTATATCTGAAAGGTACGTTCATCCTTATGACCGGCGAGGATATCCTGACGAAATTTGAAATTACGGAGGGTAAGATACAGTCCGCCGTAGAAGGTCTGCGTGACGAGGTGAGGGAGGAGCAGAGCTTTTTCGATAACACCACGTTTACCGAGGGGATGAGTAAATGGATAAGCGGGTACAAGGCCGCGTTCCTGACTTTCGGCGGCAAGTGGATTCTTGCCGGTAACAAACTGTTAGCATCGAGCGAGAACGGAAACGTGGAGGTCGTAAAGACCGGCAAGGTCCCTTACGTCAGGATAACGAACAGCTATATCATGCAGAAGAACGGGGATTTTCGCACGATCCCCGATTTTAAGGAGTTGAACGGGGACGGGCTTCGTATCCCGGGCTATGTCTACCTGTCCTTCCATTACAAGGTGATCGAAGCCGGGCACCTGCGTATCGAGTTTGTCAATTCCAACAAGAGCGGATACGAGAATTTCAACATGTTCGCTTACGACGGTGATTTGCCGGTCGGTGGGGAAAAGGTATTCAACCATTCCGGGCTGTGGAACGGGACCGGCGACTTCAAGCTGTCGTTCACGGGTATTATCCAAGTGTCCTTGTTGGTGTTCTCGACCGACCGGACGGATGCCTTGGCGTACAAGTATGCCACGTTCTTTGACCAGTCGGATAAGATGATCAAGATCGCGGCGGCGAATTTCGATAAGGACGGCAATGTGCTGGAGGCATCCTCCATTATCACGACGGCCAAATATAACAGGCTGATTTCTGTCCATTTCGATGAGAACGGGGAATTGCGGAATAAATCCGGGTTGGTGACTACCGCCAATTTTTCCAAGCTGTTCGCTGAGGGCGTTACAAGCAACGGGCTTGTAAAGAAGGCGGAACTGAATGTCTATGTCAAGCGTGACGAGTTCGGCAATCTTGTTTCCGGTGTTACCATTAAAGCCGACCAAATCAAACTGGAGGGGCTTGTTACGGCTAACGGCTATTTCAAGGTCCTCACGGACGGGAGTATCGAGACCCGGAATGCGAACATCAGCGGTACTGTCAAGGCGAGCGGCGGTAAGATTGGCGGCTTTACCATCGATTCCGGCCGTCTGTATTGGAAGAGCCGCGATTATTTCGGAAACGATTCCCGGAGTTTGAAACTGGGAGTCTCGAGTTCCTCGACGGAGGGGATCGTGGACGTGGCCTTCAATGGCGCTACCAGTGGGCGGTTTGGCGTAAAATCAGTCGGGGCGACATCCGGTGGGGCCGCTATATACGCATCGATAGGCTCCTTAACCTACCCGGCCAGCGGTATGACCTATGCCGGGTTCTTTGTGGGTCCGGTAGATGTAAGGGATACCGGTAGCGGATTGACAAGTGATGTTTGTGCGTCGAAAGGGTTCCGGTACATCAAGAGCCGCAATTCCGACGGTACATACGTGTATAACGAGGGTGTGAACTGGGGGGATGGTGCCGCCCAGAATCCCGACCTTGACAAAATAAGACTTATCGTGAGGGGCGGCATCATAGTCGGCTATACAGGGGAATAAACATTTAAAACCAAAGAGATATGAAAGTTGACTTAAACAGGAGATTCAGGGGCTTTGACGGGAACGAGCTTGGCGGTGACAACATCGCCACCGCCGTGGCGGAGGCCCTGTTCAATTACGGGAAGGACAAACCGGTAGGCCGTGATGAGAAGTTCAAGGCTTACGTCCTGTGCCAGCGTATCATCCAGGGCGGTGGAATCCTGGAGATCACCACCGAGGAGGGTACGCTTATCAAGGAGGTATGCGGCGAGAGCCTGACGGCCGGCGGTTACGGCCAGGTTTATGAACTGATAGAGGGAGGGGTTTGATATGGCACTGACAGAATCGGATATCGCCCAGGTTTTGGAGGCGGTCAAGGCGGAATCGAAGAGTGTCGAATCCCTTGAGACGGTCGGCTCGCTGAGCGGGGTCAAATCCCTGCCTGCGCAGAAAGGTGACAAACTGGTGAACGTCCCGATCACCTTATTGAGCAAGCCTGCCGATGACGCGGCGGCCCGGGCGATCAAGGCCGCTGAAAGGGTGGAGGGATTGGCTCCCGAAATGGAAGCGGCCACCCAGGAGACAAAAAAGGCCATTCAAACGGCGGGTGAATCGGCGGCAAAGGCGGAGGCGGCCGCGAAGAAGGCCGAGGATGCGATAGCCCAAGGCTACAAACATAAGGAGATGAGTGAGGAGGAGTTTGAAAGTCTCCCGGAAAAGGACGGCAAGACCATTTACCTGATTTACGAGGAGGAATAGGTATGATAAGTGTTGGAAACAAAGAGGTGACAGCCATCCGTGTAGGCGAACGGGTGGTGGCGACGGTCTATATAGGGGCCAGGCTGGTTTGGCAAGCCATCCGGAGCTGTTTCGGCGCGGGCTTTTGGCGCGGTGACAAACCCTGGAGCCGAACGGATGGCTGGAAACGGATGAAATAACTTTTAAAGAATAACGATATGGCGAAAAAAGTGTATGACGAGGACGGTCTGGATATGCAGAAGACCGATTGGTCCGGTGACGAATCCACGGGTAATCTTCCGGTGAGCGGCCGGTTGGTGGAGAACTATATCAAAAGTATTGATGACAAGGCCACCCCTACGGAGGAGCTGGCCGCCGGTGAGACGAAAGCCCCCACGAGCGGCGCGGTGTTCGCCTCGCTGGTGGGTACCGTGACGAATATCGACGTGACGGACAGCGAGGACGGCACTCAGTACGTGATGACAGTCACGCAGAAGGATGGCGAAGGCGGGGAAAGCGACAGGGAGGTGCGCTTTTCCAAGTATAGCGACGATGACAAGGTGGTGGTGAATATAGACCTGACCGATGCTTCGGGTTCCTCCTTGCCCGCTTCCCAGTATTTGTCGTTGGGTACCGGTTTCGTGGTGAGATATGCCGTTGGCGTGGGCACGGCCGGTGGCGGCGAGGTGAGTGGCTACAGCGACCTGAAGGCCAAGGTGGTCGTAAAACGTGGCTCCACGGTCCTTTCGGAATTCCAGGATGCGGAGTTTGTCGGCGTTACGGCCGGTCAGAGCTATACTTTTGACGCGTCGCCTTACCTGAAGGATGCCACGACCTACACCGTGCAGGTGGAGGCGCAGGCCGGTTATGATGGCGGTACGCTGATGAAAACCGCTACCGCCAGGGTGACGATGGTGGCTATGGAACTAAGTACCACTTATTCGGTTGGGAACGGACTGGCTGACGGGGGATACCGGAACGACGTGAACATCCCATTTACAGCTAAGGGAACGAGTGGCGAGAAGAACATCTACTACCGTATCAACGGCGGGCAGCCCTATACGCTTGGCCTGTCAGCCGGTTCCGGTGTCCAGCAGAAGAACGTCACCGTTGCGCTGAGTGAAATGCGGGAGGGCATGAACGTGGTGGAAGCCTATGCGCTACACGAGAACTCCGGCGTGGTGAGCGAGATACACTACCTGACCCTGCTGAAAGCCGAGGAAGGTGTGACGGCCTATGCCGGCATGATGTTCAACCACCGGGCGGCAGGGTTCCAGCGTGACTGGAAGCACCCCGTACTGGAGGCCGAGCAGTTCACGGCGTGGAACTTCACGTATGCCGGCTATGACAGGGATGCGTACACGGCCCGTGTGAAAGTGACCAGCCGGGGTAGTGTGGTGAAGGAAGACCTGCTGCAGCGCGGTGAGACCGGCAGCTACGGGCGTACGAACGTGAACGTGGAACCGCTGGATTACCGTGTGTCGTGCGGTGATGCCGTGCTTGAGGTGCAGGTGAACACCACATCGCACCCCGACATTGAAGCCACGCTGGCACCGGATGCCGTGTGCACGTTCGATGCCTTCGGGCGAAGCAACACGGAAAACAACCCGGAAAGCTGGGTGAGCGGGGACAAACGGATGGAATTCCGTGATGTGCTGTGGAGCGTGAACGAATACGGCGCAGGAAGCGGCTGGCACAAGGACCGCCTGCTGCTGGCCGGCGGTGCGGGCATGACACTGACGGCAGACGGCGGTTATCGCCCGTTCAACGAGGCGGACAAGCCCGAGGGTTTTGCCATCCGCGACGTGGGCATGACGTTGGAGATAGAATACAGCACGGCCAACGTGACTGACACCGACGCGGAGCTGATCACCTGTCTGGGCACCCTGCAAAACGGCAACCGTTACGGGCTGGTGGTGACCCCGGAGGAGGCGAAGTTCCTTACCGGCGTGGTGACGGAGGCGATGGATGCCGGTCAGGTCCTGCGCTATGAGGACTCGGTGGGTACGAAGTTTGAACCCGGTAAGAATATCCGTATCACTTACGTGTTCTACCCGGACGTGGAGACCAACGAGCAGCGGACGCTGATCGGCTTCTATGTGAACGGGGAGGAGTCGGCCGCCTCGAAGTGGCTGGACAAGGTGAGCTTCGACATCCGGAGCCAGCTGGAGTTTAAATCGGAGGGGGCTGACCTGAACGTGAAGAGCGTGCGCATCTATAACAAGGCGCTGACCTCGGACGAGGTGCTTAACAACTACATCGTGGACCGCAATCATCTGGAGGATGCCGACGGGGAACCGGGCGTGCGCTCGCTGGATGAGGACAACCGCGTGCTGAACGAGGGGGACACGGTGAGCATGGAGAAGCTGATGGGACTGATGAAGAAGCGGCGGAACTCGATCCTGGTACTGATAGGCACGGGCAGCGTGGGCAGTGAGGTGCCAAGCGAGAGCGACACGCTGAACGTGATGGATGCGCTGGCCCAGCTGAACAACAAGAAGGCCAACAAGCTGTGCCGGGAAGTTAGATTCTACAACGGTGAGAACCGGGCGCTGGACTGGATAGCCCGTGACATTTATCTGCGTATCCAGGGTACCAGTTCAGTGAACTATGCCCGCAAGAACCTACGCTTCTACTTCCAGAAGACAGCCAGCGGTTACACGGCACGGATGAGCTACGGCGAGATAGACGGTAACGGGCAGCAGAGCAACCCGACAGCTACGGAGGGTAAGAAGAACCTGTTCCGACTGCGGGACAACTCGGTGGGGGCAAAACTCGCCTGTGCGAAGTGTGACTTTTCGGACTCCTCCATGACCACCAACACCGGTGGCGCGAAGTTCATCCATGACGGCATGAAGGAAATGGGTATCCTGACCCCTGCCCAGCAGTATGCCGCCGACCATGCGGATACGTGCAAGGAAGACATACGCTCGGCCATTGACGGCTTGCCCTGTGACCTGTTTGTGGCAAAGAGTGTGGATGAGGATCTGACCTACTACGGCCAGTACAACATGAACAACGAGAAGAGCGACAGCTACCCGATATTCGGCCAGGACAAGACCATCGGCGAAGAACAGTGGGGGACCGGTGATACGCTGAACTACCTGCAGGCGAACGGCGACCGGCCGAAGGAATACCTGCCCATCTGCATCGAGACGTTGAACAACTCGAACGACCTGTGCCTGTTCCGCTGGCTGCCGTCCACGGAGCCCGACCATACGGACTTCATGGATTTCAACTTTGACGGCGGTTTCGAGTTCAACCATCCGAAAGACGTGTTCTGGAACGATGGCGGAGGCGATGCCGAAGAAGAACCGAACATCAAGGAACACCTGGGCACCGGTGACAAGTACGACAAGATGTACAAGGCGCTTGACCGCATGATGAGTTTCCTCTATAAATGCGTGAGGGAAACGCCTGCCGGCAAGAATCTGGCCTATAACAAGGAGACGCACACCTTTGACGGGGTGGACTATGAGGATGACGGCGACAAGTTCCCGACGGCCAAATGGGTGAGCCCGACCTTCAAGGCGGAAGCCGGGAAGTATTTCAACCTTCCCAACCTGGCCGCCTACTACCTGTATGTACAGTTCAACCTGGGTGTGGACCAGCTGGCGAAAAATATGCTGGTGCGGACATGGGACGGCGTGATGTGGTGGATAACCTATTACGACGGTGACTGCCAGCTGGGTTCGGACAACAAGTCGTTCCTGACCGGGAAGTATGACGACAACCGGCAGACGAAGCGGGACGGGGCCTATGTGATGCAGGGACACAACAGCTGGCTGTGGAACCTGATACTGGGCAATATGGGCAATCTGCTGGAAGAAGTGATGACCAGGGGTGTGAACGGCGGTACCAGCTTCATGAGTGCCTTCAGCATCCAGAAGGCCGTTGACCATTTCGACACCGAGCAGATGAAGAAGTGGTGCAGCCGGCTGTACAACAAATCAGGCATCTTCAAGTATGTGTATCCGTTCCTGAACGAGATGCCGGTGGGGGCTGACGGTGCCAAACAGACGTATCCGCAGATCTACGGTCTGAAGGGTTCGTTGAAAGCTCACCGTAACTATTTCATCCAGCGCAGGTATGACCTGAAGCAGGTGGAGTACGGTTATGTCTCTACGCTGGGCGCCCAGTTCTACCAGAGTACGGCATCGCTGGACAAGGCATACAAACTGAAGCTGATGCAGTACCGGCTGACCATCCCGTACCGCGTGCAGCTTTCCACTAGCAACGGCGTTCAGGCCGACAGCGGCGTGGTGGATGCGGACGTGCTCCACTCCCTGCAGCTGGCCCGTGCCTTCGGTGAGAACGACCCGCTGAAGATTATCGGCGCGGCCAAAATCAAGGAGCTGGTGTGGCATGAGGACGCGTTCGCCATCGGATTCAATTTCGGCTTGCTTACCTCATTGGTTAAACTTGACATGAGCGTGGAGAAAGCCAGCGGTTATCGTAACGGTTCATTCATGGCCTCGACGAACGGCATGCTTCTTCTGGAAGAGCTTAATATGCGCAACAACCAGCTGGCACGGAATGGCGATAACGGCAACGTGACGACCTTGGACTTGAGCTGGCAGGGACGGTTGAAGAAGCTGGACGTGAGAGGCACGGGGCTTACCCGCGTGAAACTTGCCACCGGTGCGCCTGTTGTGCAGTTATGCTTGCCGGAAACGATAGAGGAACTGTTTCTGGAATATCTTCCCAGGTTGGCAGAGAGCGGATTGGTACTGGATGGCATCGGTAACGTGCGAGGCTACCGGTTCATGGGTTGTCCGGGCATTGACGGGTTTGCCATGCTGGAACGTCTTCATCAGGCCAAGTTGAACGGTAGCGGTAAACTGGAGCGTTTTGTCCTTGACATCGATATGGAGGATGACGGCAGGCTGCTCGGGAAATACTACGATTATGGTACTTATACCTCCACCGGAGCGATAGACAACCGTCATTCCGGATTGCGTGGCAGGCTCTGCCTGACAAAGTACATGGATGACGAACAGGCCGACCGGTATCGTGAGCGGTATCCGGAACTGGAGATCGTACAACCGGCCTACAGCATCATCGAGTCGGACGAAAGCGCTCCGGACGATGCCAACATTTCCAACCCGGACAACGAGACCGGTTATAAGTATGGCAATACTTACGTCATGAATGCCCACGTGGCGGCGATCCTCAAGAAGCGCCACCGTGTGCTTGCCAAGGTGACGAAAAAGCCCACGAGCCGTAAAGTGGAGATGGCGGGCCAGACGGTTGACGTGAACAATCCGGACGGCGAGATGACCTATTGTCCGTTGGATGATACCAGCAGTAATAAATACTACGATGGCAGCGCAGCCAAACTTGACAGCAGCGAGGGCGACTGGATGATGTACGAACCGTTCTTTTGGTCGAAAGGTGTCAATGACTACCTGAACGAGAAATATTACAGCTGTTACAGTTCCAACGGCCCTGACGATATGCCTCCTGTTCCGGATGTGACGGTGCTGACGTTGGACGACATCAAAGACACGCAGGGCGGTTTCCTTACAGAGCGCAAACTTTTGAGTGGCAAACCCACGTTGAAGGATTCTTATAGCACGGACAAGACCTATTCAGTCTGCAAGGTGGATGTACAAGGCTATAAGCGTGTACGTTTTCCGAGTGTTCCCGGTACGGGTTTGGTCGGCAGTCTATTTGTTGACGGCTCCGGAAACGTGGTCAAAACCATCGTGGTCCCTACGATCGGTCTGAAGTTCGAGGCCGGCATGTACTTGATATCGGATGTTCCGGAGGACGCCACGGCCTTGCACTTCTCGATCCTGAACACGGCCGAGTTTGACAAGGTGGTTCTTTCCAACTCCGACAAGATCGAGGATATGGAGCCCGATTGGGTGGCCAACGAGGAACATCTTTGTGCGGTAGTAGGCAGTAGCGTGGTAGGTAGCAAGTTGCGTTCATGCATAACGGGTAATTCCACGACGGCCAGCATGAACTGGATCGACTTTCATTATTACTCGGTTCAGCGCGGTATGCAACAGATAGACGCGTTGATGCACTCCCGTATAGCGAACTTGTTTTACGCAAGATATGGCCGTCGTGACAGCCAGGAACAGTGCGGAGGCGGTCAGCATACGAACAATCGTATCACGGGCGGTACAGCCGGTTATGGTATGCAGGATACGATCGGTTATGACGAAGCGTATAAAATAAACGACAAGATCACGAATTCCATCGTGGACGGTTCTATCCACCAGTACGCTTGGTATCGTGGGCAGGACGAGTATGGTTCTCCGACCGTGACTCAGGTAAACAATATCAGTTGTCTGGGCTATGAGGACATCTACGGCCATAAGTACGAGATGATGGACGGTGTTGATTTACCCAACGATAGTGGCAACCAAGGTAAATGGCGTATTTGGATGCCGGACGGCACGGTGCGTTGGGTGAAGGGTAAAACGACCAGTGACCAGTGGATAACAGGTGTTGCTCATGGTAAATACATGGATATCGTACCGGTAGGAACAGCTAACGGCTCGTCCAGTACATATTATTGCGATAAATACTGGATAAGTACCGCAGCCAGCCGTGTGGTCTATCGCGGGTACAACAATGCGTATGCGTATGGCGGC